GCCAAAGTAAGGTGGTAGGTGTGGAAAAAAAATTTTTAGGGTTTTTTGTAGTTTTTTTAAAGTGTGGTGTGTGTGTGTGTGTGTGTATGTCTAAGGTTCGGCGGCGAGTTCCTTGGCCTTGGCGTTCCACTCGTCACGAGTAGCCTCGGGGAGAGCCTTCCAGAGTTCTCCAAGACGCTTCATGACTTCGGTGCTCTTGACCTTGGTGTCGGGTTCGGCGGTGGCTTCAAGTTCGGTCTTGACGTTCTCCCGCTCGGCCTTGCCGAAGAGGATGTAGCCAGAGACTCGCTTCTTCTTGGGAGCGTCGTCGTCGCTCTCAGACTTGGGAGACTTCTTCTCCTTCTTCTCCTTCTTGGACTTCTTGTCGGACTTGGTCGGCTCGGTGGTCTTGTCGGCCATCAAGGCAGCCATCTGCTTCTCAAGAATCTCAACGCGCTGGGCAACAAGCTCGAGGGTCATCGACATCGTTGTAGTTCTGTAGTAGTTGGATGCTTAATGGATAGATAGATTGAACCATATTCAATTTTTTTTATAACTAACAAAATTCGCAAAAAAAATAAATAATTATTATTTAATCCCGAGAGATTAGTATAAATATAAAGAATAGATTAAACACTAGGAATTAGCTATCTTACTCAATAATAGCCTCGTTACTGGAAAATCGTCTTCGCGGTCATTTCCCATTTGCTATTATTAGAGCATATTAGGGATAAATAGGAATTTTAAGTATTCTCTCAAATTCTAGAGTAAATATTATAGTTAAAGGGCTTAAAGAAGATTGGCGGGTTGATTGCCTAGTATAGCCGAGAGAATAATTGCCGTCTGTTCTAAACCTCCCATATAGTATTAGAAATCTCTCCAGACTATAAATATAATTTTGAAAAAATTGAACTAGTTTAAACGTATTTTAATTTTTAAAATATAATGGCTGAAGTTTGGAAGAAGGTTCCGGTTGAAGGGTATGACAGATATTCTATTTCAAGTATGGGACAAGTTAGGAATGATAAAACAAAACGAATAATGAAAATTTATTTAAGTGATAGAGAATATTATTGTATTCAATTATCTGGAGAGAATAAAAAACATTTTAGAGTTCATCGTTTAGTTGCGTTGGCTTTTATTCCAAATCCAAATGAATATCCTTATGTAAATCATATTGATGGAAATAAAGAAAATAATTGTATAGAAAACTTGGAGTGGTGCACACAATTACATAATACACAATCTCTCAATACTAAAAAGAATTTTGGTTATATCGGGTCAAATAATAAAAATAGTTTTTATGCAGAAGTTTCAATTCAAGGAGAGATATATACATTTTTCAATATGAACCGAGATAAATGCGAAGATTGGTTAAATGCTCGACAAGTAGAATTAGAAAACAATTTAAATTTAACAGAACTTGATATTAGAAAAAATAGAGGGTCAATTCGTAGGAATAGTAATTCAGGTAATTATTATGCAAAAATATCTATAAATGGAAAAATATATTTTGGAACATTTAAGACGAGAGAAGATGGACAAAAATATATGGATGAATGTTATGATAAATATAAATGATAATATCAACCCAATTATCTTTTTTTTACTGCTAAATAGGGCTTGGGATTTGTCGGCCTACCGTAGATATCACGCTGGTTTCTCATCTTCTATTAAATACACTAAAATAGATAAAAAAATAATATAAAGAATTTGAGTAAATTTTACGATAAATTCTTAGCAAAAAGGTTTAAAGAGAAATTCGCGTCTTTACAATTTCTATAAAATATAGTTTGACTAAGTCAACCCAATACGGAATAATCAACCCATTATCCGAGTAATCTCTCGTCTGTAATAAAAAAAAGTATTTATTTATATATAATGGCATCTTATCAAACAATAGAGGCAATGATTGAAGCTAATCCTGAACAATATGAAGGTGAAATTGGAGAATTAAGACTTCGTAGGTTAAAACCTTATTTAGGAATGAGAAGAGGAGAAGCCCCCCCAAGAGGAAAACCTCCCCCAAAATATCAAATACCAGCAAGAGACCCAATTATTGAGGAATCTTATTTAAACCCAATACCCATACATAATGATTCATTTTTGCTTAAAGCTATGCCACCAAAGGCATCAGGTAAAACAAAAAAAAGAAAGAAAAGAAAACCAAGAAAGAAAGGAAAATCTCATAAAAAAAAGAAAATCTCTCGACGAACTAAAAAATAATTAAAAAAAAGTATTTATTTATATATATAATGTCAGATACTGACGATGCACATGCACCAAAAGATATTACAATAATTGAAAATCAAGATGTAGATAGCACTGCTAATAGAAGAAGAAATAATGACCGAGAAGTAGCAGATGATGATGAAGATTATAGACTAATAACTGAACGTAGAGAAAACGAAGAAAGTATGAAAGCAAAAGAAGATGATGCTGCACGTGCTTTACTAAGATTAAGTAGAAAACCACGCAAAGTAAAAACTCCAAAAACTATAAGAAAAACAACAGAAACAAAACTAAGACCATTGCTACGTGGTAAAACAAAAAAAAAGAGAAAAAAAAAGAAAGGAAAATCTCATAAAAAAAAGAAAATCTCTCGACGAGGTAAAAAATAATTGTAATTATCCACCCAAAATTTAAAACAATTATATTTTCTAACTTTAGAATATAATGGTTCATTTAAGTAATCCAATTATGATTGGAATTATGGTATTTTATTCTTTATTAACTTTTTTTATTGGTCCATTAATAACAAGACCATTTTTTGGTGATCATCCAGATCAATGTGTGGCAGGTTTTTTGGTTGGTTTCACAATCAGTATTTTATTATGGATGAAATTTGGTAGACATTACGCAAAACATAAGTAATCTCTCAATTTTAATATTTAAGTATATATAATGGGCGCAGGCCAAAGTATAGATGCAGAAATACAAAAAATTGATGCACAAATAACAGTATTAAAAAGCAAAAAAGATCAACTACTTGAAAAAAAAAAACAACCATCACCAACATCACCAAAATCACCAAAATCAGCAACATCACCAAAACAATCACCAGCAGCAGAAGAATTAGATAATAATAATGTGGAAGATTTAGAAGAAGATAATGGAGTGTCTAAAGGAGGAAAAAAAAGAAGAAAGAAGACAAAAAAACATAGAAAAAAACGTATGAAAAAAACAGGGAAAAAATAAAATCTCTCAAAATTATAAAATAAATATCAAAAATATATTTTATAATTTTAATAACCTTTATTTTTATTATACAAAAACACATGTATAATTAATAAATCAATCAAAAAAACTTCACTTTTCCTATATCCACGGCGCCCTTTAGGAAATAACCCAATACCAGTAGTATATGGACCAATATTAGCACCAATTAAGAATGAATATTTACACATATTATGTAAATTTATAAAAAAAAATACAGAAATTTTAATAGAAAAAGGGATAAATATTTTAAAAAAGAATTTAAAGATAATATATAAGTATATATAAGAATTAAAATAAATAACAAAATTTAAATTTTATTTAAAAAAAAATTGATTATTGATTTTATAAATTTTATTTGAATTATTTTTAAAATGCTCGTGTAGCTCAGTTGGTTAGAGCATCGGTCTTATGAGCCGAAGGCCTGCGGTTCGAGCCCGCACTCGAGCAATATTTTTAAAAGCTCCTATAATGTAGCGGTTATCATGGGGGATTTTGATTCCCTCAACCCTGGTTCGAATCCAGGTAGGAGCTCTGGGATGGTTACAGCAAAAAAACAAAAATCATATTTTTGACGGCGGGAAAGACCGCACCATCCCGTATATTCCTCTATAGCTCAGTTGGCTAGAGCGTGCGGCTGTTAACCGCGAGGTCCTCGGTTCGAACCCGAGTGGAGGAGTTATTTAAAAGTTTTTGAAAACAAAAAACTTTTTGAATTTTTAAACTTATTTCCTGCTAGGTTGCCCGAGTGGTCTAAGGGGTGCGACTTAAGATCGCATAGCGAAAGCTGCGTGGGTTCGAACCCCACACCTAGCAAAACCTTTTTTTAACAAAATAATATATATTTTTCAATATATATTATTTACAAAACAAACTTCAAGTAATTTGAGAGTCAAGGTCATCCAAATTTATCACGGAATTACGTCTTTGATTAAGTCTAACATTACTTCTCCTATAATTGTTTTCAAGAATTCGCTGATTATTTCTAATGGTAATTTCATTCGTTCTCTGAGTATTTCGATTAACTATATTACGATAGCGATCACGAACAAGATAATTTTCATTATTATTTACATAGTTGTAGTTATTATTGTTATTGTTATAGTTATTGTAGTTATTATTGTTATTGTACAACCACATAGGATTAGTCTGACTTGATCGAGTTAAATTAAGAAGAGCCATAACATTATTAGAGCGAATTACCCCAGTATTATTGTAATCATTACGAATATTGTCTAATATGTAATCAATATCAATAATACTAAAATTATTATTATCATCTGGATGATCGTTATTTTGAGCAGTTGTAGGTTCTTCATCTTCAGGAGATGAGGATGGTTCACTATTATTTTGATCGTTATAGTTATTAACATAAATGGAATAAATTTCACTGATAGTTGAATTTTCATTATTATTTGGTAAGTTCATAACAGTATCATGACGACAAGTAGGACAACTATTATTAGTTTGACACCATCTTTCTAAACATTGAAAATGAAAATGATGATTACAAGGAGTAGAATAAAATCTTTGAGGTGAATCAGGAATATCTGAATATTGAGAACTGAAGCATATAGCACAATCTCCCCTCTGAGCATGAGGAGTCATGGTGGTCATTACTATGTTTAGAGGAGAAAAATAAATCAATTTTTTTTCTAATTAATTATTTATCTAAAATTCATAGAACCTAATCTATGATTAGTTCGTTGTCTGCGAGAATTATTAACACCCATTCTTAAATTAATAACTTCAGGAGGAGGAGGATTATTAGGTAAAATGATAACATTATTAGAAGTGGAATTAGAAATATTATGTGTTAAAGGTAAATTAATAGCTTCAAAATTATTATTATTTGGAAAATTTCTATAATAATTAGTAAATAAATCAGTTAAATTATCAAGATAAATATCAAAAGTATTAAAATTATCAATACTTTCATCATCAACAAAATTACCGATATTTAAACGTACACTTCTAATAGATGATAAAATACTATCATAATCACTATCATGATAATCATAATTCATAATAATAAATTCATCAATTAAATTTCCAGTTCTACAAGTAGGACAAGAATTATTTTGTTGAGCCCAACGATAAATACAATCATGATGATAAACATGATTACATTTAGTAATAAATTTACGTTTATCATGAGTATTTGAATCAACAAAATTAGAATCCAAACATATAGAACATGTTTCACTCATAAAATATATATTAAAATGATATAAAGATTTATTACAAAATAATAATATATATACAATATATACCACTATAAAACTTTTTTATTTAAAAAAAATTGAATATGTTAATATTTAATTTAATTTAGAACATCAAGCCCTGCTAGCTCAGTTGGCAGAGCGCACGGCTTTTAACCGTGTGGCCGAGGGTTCGAGCCCCTCGCAGGGTATTTTTCAGCTCCACTAGCTCAGTTGGTAGAGCGCACGGCTTTTAACCGTGTGGCCGAGGGTTCGAGCCCCTCGTGGAGTTATATGCCCCTGTGGCGCAATGGATAGCGCACCAGACTTCTAATCTGGGGGTTGCGGGTTCGAGTCCCGCCAGGGGTTTGTTTTTAACTTGGCTATAGTCTAGTGGTTAGGATAACCGGCTTTCACCCGGTCGACCGGGGTTCGAATCCCCGTAGCCAAAATAACTTTTTTTTTAAATAATTTAAAAATATAACAAAAATATATATTATATATTTTAATCAAAATATATAATGTATAAAAATGATGAGGTATTAGATAATTCTAATGAATTAACAAGCAAAGAAGAAAAATTACTTGATACTATGGATCCAATTTTTTTTAATTATTTATATGAAATAAATAAACTTTTTAAACAAAAAAAATATAAATCTAAAATTAGTTCAAAAACATCTCCTGATTCAGTAGGTCAAACCCTAATTTATTTGAATCCAATTAATGGAACTGAAAAATTCACATTACATATTCATAATAAATATTCTATGTATGTAACAATTCCATTTAAAAATTCAAACTATTTATATAGCACATCTTTTTTTGATATTGAAGATACTTTTAATTTTTTAAAAATACATATTTAAAAATAAAAACATTTATTATTTATAAAAATGCAAGCCGCAACAGACACTATCATTTTAACCGATTCCACCACACCAGAAAAACCTAAATTTGATATTCAAAATGTATATGAAACAACTTTAGCAAAACTTAAAGTTAAAGTATCCGCTATCACTATCAGAAGTAGTACCTTACATCTAATTATTAAATATGTTATGGAATTAGTAGAACAAACACCCCTTAAAGGTAGCGAACAAAAAGAAATGGCTCTAAAATTAATTAGAGCACTTATTATCGATTTTACTGATGCTGAAGATGAACGTGTTTTACTTCAATTACTTGATGATGGAACAATTGGAAATATGATTGATTTAATTGTAGACGCAACAAGAGGTCGCCTAGATATAAATACAGCAGTTCAAGTAACTACTGGATGCTTAAATAGATGTCTTCCATATTTATGTTTATAAAATATTTATATAATATATAATGTCGTCAATAGAATTATCAGATTTAAAAATATCCAAAGATTCAAGCGATCGTAAATCAAAAACAAGAAAAGCCAAAATGATAGCCTTACAAGAGTTGGGAAAACCACCATTAGCAATTTTAGAAGATTTAGGACAACTAACTGAAGAAGATTTTGAAATATTAAATCATCATGAAGAAAATATAAAAGAGGCAATTGATAAAAAAGTAGATATACGTCAGAAAATTAAAGATTTAGATTTATTAAGAAGAAGACTATCACAATTAATAGCGGCAGAACCCGTTAAGATGTCCAATCGCGGTCCCTCTAACGACGTTGAAAAATTAAAAATACAAATAAAAAAAGAAGAAGATGAAATAGATGACCTACTTACAAAAGCAATACTTGATGAATTTCCTGAAAAAGGTAAAGGTAAAAGAAAAAGAAAAAAAACACATAAAAAATCCAAAAAAAAACATACAAAAAAACATACAAAAAAACACAGAAAAAAACACCCAAAAAAACACAGAAAAAAACACACAAAAAAAAATAATTTAATTATATTTACTATATGTATAATTAAATTATGAATGAAGACCCTTTTTTAAATAAAGAAGGAGAAAAATTAAAAAAATTTCTTTTACGTAATTATTATAGTAATCAATTATCAAGAATACCAAAATTTAATAAAGATATTTTAAGTTCAATAAATGAACATACAACTTCCAAATTTGGTAAATCATCAACACATCAACATATTAATAACAAACTAGAAACACAATTCCTAATTAAAATTATAGATTTTAAATCAATACTTAAATTTATAAATGAATCACTAAAACAAGAATTAGAAAAAGGAAGAAATGAAATATTAAAAAGTGGACGTGAATCATACAAAAAATATACTTCATTCATTCAAAAATCAGAAGGTTTATATGATACTATTGAAGAAGTTAGAAATTTAAGAAAATCTCTTTACACTTTAAAATATGATACTCAGTCTATTATAGATTACAAACACCTCGTAGATATAAATCATCATGCGATAAATTATGAAAAAATGTTATTTGAATCTCAAGAATCAAATTATAAACAACCAATATCTGAATCTGATAGGAAAAAAGCACAAACCGCAGATATGCATCTAGCTTTTTTTTTAGTAGATGATAGACCAAAAGAATTATTAGCAAATTTTTTAAATAATATAGCATCTGATAAAAGATTAAAATTCGTAAAAGAATACATGATTAAAAATCTAAGCAAAATATTAGCCAAAGGTAAATCCAAAAAAAAGAAACCCAAAAGAAAAAAAACACATAAAAAAATTTAGACACAAGACACCCCACACAAGAGACCCTATTTTTTTTTATTTTTTGGCCGTGAAGTCGCACGACGGACGACCAGGTAATAAAGTCGCTTATGCGACTTTTCTAATTGCGTGCGGGGCAATCTCCCCGCTGTTTTTACCGAACCACAACCTGCGCCCACGTCCGAGGCTTCTTCTCGTCCTCCTCAACCTCATCAGCCCACGACTTCTTCGTGAGACCCTTGCCCCACTGCACCTTGGAGAGGTCAGGGAGTTCATCCTCCTCCTCAACCTCCTCCTCCTTCTTCACCTCCTCATCATCATCGACCTCCATGCACAGAAGCTCGAAGGCGTTCTTGGGCTTGGTGACCGGCTTGACGATGTCGATGTGCTTGGGCGCCACAGGCTTCTGAAGAACCGGGTTGAGGTGCCGCGGCATCTTGCAGTAGCTTGCGGTATGGCCGCAGTAGCCACAGTTCTTGCACTTGGTGTTGAGAAGGTAGGGACAGGTAGTGTTGCGCGCAGAATCACGCACGTTGTGCTTGTCGAAGTCAGGACGGCCAAGGTCGAAGCACATCTTGCAGAACGGCATCTTGTAGCGAAGAAGGTCGATGTTCTCGAGAAGAAGTTGATGCTAAGAAGATGTAAAAAATATTCATATTCAATTTTTTTTACATCTAACAAAAATTAAACATTTGACGTGGAACTAATTTTCTCCAAAGGAGGAGTACGAGGTGAAAAAATAGAACTTCTTCTTTGTTCTTTTATAAAAGAAGAATTTTTATATAATTGTAAACCAGTTCCAGAATTATCTATTCCAGTAATTTCTTGATTATTTTCTTCCTTTTTATCATCTTTACTTGGAGAAAATAAACTACCAATTTTAACTATAAAATTTTTGCTATTATTATTTTTATTTTTAAATTTTTCATAACGCTTATGGAAATGATACAATTCTTCATCTGTAATGCCACGTATAGAATATCTATTATCAAAATTTAATATTTCTTCTAATAAAGTACCTTGAGTAGGGTCAGGTTTATAATTGATTGGTAAACAACAATCAAGAGGTATATGACAGTATTTAAATAATCTCTGGATACATAAAGGAAAACAATCATATATGAAAAAATTAACACAATACCTTTTACGTAAATGGGCGTTTAATATTTCTTGTGAAAACATCCTATCTATCATAATATAGGCAGTTTTAAGATATATAATACTATTTATAAATTTTTTCTTAGCCAAATTAAGTTGAGAAACTCTATATTTACAAGCTTCTGCCTGACAGGCATTAACTTTATCTGATTTTAAAATTGCATTTATTAATCGTAACTCATTTTTAACATCTTTGAGAGAAGTAATAGATTTAGATTTAAAATCCTTAATTTTTTTAATTAGTGTAAAAATATTTGTATTATAAATTAATGGATACTTATATCTAATATTTCTTGGTATCAAAAAAGGATTAGTTTCTTTAATTTCTGATATTTTTTCTTCTATTGTTTTAATTTTATATTTTAAATAATTAAAATGTTTTTTTCCTTCAACTTCACCATTAACATTAGCATCAGGACTTTTATCTGAACCAACATCATCTTGTTCTTCATGATTAGATGTATGGGATTTTTTACAAGGTTTTTTATAATTTAACTCAATATTTCTATAAAATAAAAGATATTTCCCAGAAAGAAACTCAGTAGATGATTGCAACTTATCATATTGATGTGCTGTAATTTTATATGCCTGTGCAGATGCATCCAATTTAGTAAAACTAATTACCGATAAAAGAAATGTTAAAAAACCATTTAATCCTCCTAATAAATATTTTCCAGTTTCATGACATTGTAATGGGCCCTGAGCAACAGTACAAAAAGCAGTAATAAATATAGCAGGAACCATTAAAATATATAATCTAATTAAAGTAGAACTACAAGCCTCCATATAAATAATTTTTTGACCTTTCAAATAACTAGCCAAAATATCGAGTGAAGATGAATATTTTTGTGAACCATTTAATTGATAATATTTATTAATTTGAATTTTAACATCATTATAAGTCAATTTACGATAAAAAACTGTAAAAGTAACATTATTAACATCATAATCTCTATCAAAATGTCTAGCACCTCTTGTATTACGATAATTATCATTTCTAGTTTCAAGTCTAGTTTTAAAATCTTCATTTTCAAATTCTGAAACACTGGAATCACTAGGTTCAGATAAAATATGATCTAAAAAATTAACATTTCTTTTTCTACAATCATTAGATATATTAGAAACAAATTCAATATTAGATGAATCTAAAAAAATTGTAGCACCTGATAATTTACCATCTTTTTTCAATTCAGATAAATTAACATAAGGTTGATCATCAGGTTGATCTTTAATTGATATACTAATATTTTCTTGCATCTCAGTCATATTTATATATAATCATTTTAATTTCCTGTAGAACCAAAACCACCTTCTCCTCTCTCTGTTTCACCTAAATGACTTAGATTATCAACAATTATAATTTTCATAGGATACTCTAAATTAGGTGGACAAATTTGTAATAGTCTAGTACCAAATTCAATAATATAATCCATAAAATCATAACCTTGAATATTATCAAAAACACCTTTAATATTACCTCTATAACCAGAATCAATAATACCAACATTATTAGCAAGTCGTAATGGAGTTTTTAATGGTAAACTAGAACGAGAATATAAATAATAAGAGACAAATTGCTCATTTTCACCAACTACCCTCATACAACACTTAATTTTATGATCTAACACTACCTTCTGTGCTCCAATACTTTCAGTATCTTCAGGACAAAATAAATCAAAACCAGCATTAAAACAATATTTTTCCATATATGGTTCATAATTAGTAAGAGCTTCTAAATAATTTTCAACAACTAAATTATGTTTATGTGCAGCATTAACATACAAATCTTTTAATTCTGGAGATTCAGAATCAATATAAATATAGAAGTTATAATATTTTGGAATTTGTAATGGAAGTTCAGGTTCAGGTTCAGATTCTTTTTCATCAATTTCAAAATGTGTTTGATCTGTCTGATTTTCAGCATCAGAAACCTGAATATAATCATATAGGTGCTGTTGCGCTAACGAAGAATTCATATAATATGATATAAAATTACCCATAACTTTTATATCATAATTACAAAACAATTTTTTATATATCAATTTAAAAAAAATTTATAAATAATATTTTAAAATTATTTAAAATAATAACAAAAGTAAAATAATGATGTTGAGCAACACAGATATGCGCTATATTATGCAAGCTGCAAATGAGGCTGATAAATCCCCAGTATTAATGAGACATGGTTCAGTGGCAGTTGCAAATGGAAAAGTTCGAGGTCGCGGACACAATCATTATAGGACTTATTCAAAAGATGCATTTATTCAAAATAGTTGTACTTGTCACGCAGAAATTGCTTGTTTGCGTAATATGTTTCATTCTTGCGGCACGAACACATATGGAAAACATGGTAATAACATAAAAGGCGTGTAAGAAAAATAAAGAGTTAGATGAAATAAAAAAACTCTACAAAAAGACAACCATTTATGTAGTCCGATGTGATAAAAATAATAAATTACAAGATTCAGCTCCATGCCATAGATGTTTATCAACAATTATAGAACTAGATATAAAGAGAATAGTTTTTAGTTCAAGTGATAACACATTTATCAGTTGTAATCCAAAAGAACTAAAAATAAATCACATAAGTTCTGGTAATCGACATTTAATAAATAAATCTGAATATGATAAAGAAAATGATAAAAATAATAACAAAGAAATAAGATTAATATTTAACAATATTGATAAAAAAAAAAGATTAACATGCTAAAACTCTAGCATCTTTTGGATTATAATTACAACCTTTTTTAACTTTATCATTAATATATAAATCATAGCCCATTGTATAACCTTGAACTTTATTCATATCTTTTGTAATATTACATTTTTGTTTTGAAACTTGTGTGCAAGTATTTCCTGTTCCACTATTATTTGCTATATCTATTAAATATGTACTTCTATCTACACTACAAGCACTCTTTTTAATTCTAAGATATTGAGACTGATCTTTTTCATATAAATTATGTTTATTCAAAGTTAAATCACCATTTAAAGTTTTATAACATTGATATGAATTAACTGGATTACATTTAATACCATCATTTAAATCAGAATTAACTAATCTAGTTCCTCTTAATCCTGAATAATTTTTAACACTAGATTTAACAGATGTATCATTTTCTTTACATCCAAGATAGGAAAGATTACTATTAGGATTACCTGTATATGATTGATTAGATGAACTATTTAAAGAAAAATTTCCATTTGAATTATTTAATTTTTTAGAATATTTAGTTCCAGCTTTTCTCGCTAATGTTGAACCTGAACCACTATTTACTGTAACTGGTTTAGCACCACTAACAAAACAATTATGATTTTTACAATAAGCATCTGATGTATAGCTATAACGCCACATTTAATATATATAATATAATATTTAAAAAAAAATTGATAAAAAAAATATTTTATTTTACAATTATCAACCAACTAATTTCTACAGAAATATAAACAAACTATGACTACCTATGTTCCCCCCCATCTTAGAAATAAGACAAAAACTCAAAACAAAAGAAAACCAGAAGCAAAAACACAAGAAGTAAAAATTACAGAGAAAGACTTTCCTGAATTAGTAAACACTTCAAAAAAAAATGATACAACTGCAAATCTAAAAAAAAGTTTTGCAGAAGTAACTGAAAAAGAAGAAAAACATGAAGTAGATAACAATTTAGATGAAATCAAAGCAGGTTGGAGCGTGATCAAAAGAGATGAAAAATCAAATATTGTAATTTTAGATTCAAAAAAAACAATTGAAACAAAAAAAAGGTTATCACTTAATGAAAAATTAAAAGAAAATAACATTTATTTCAGTAATCTCAGAAAAATGATTGAAAATTGGAATTATTTCAGAGATGTCGAAAATGAACTACGTGGAGATTTATCACCATATTATTATTATAAAGAAGAACTAGAAGAAATGAGAAAAGAAGACTTAAATTATGAAGAAAGAGTAGATGAATATCAGAGAAGAATAAATTCTAATAGTGATTCTGATGATGATGAATCAAACCGACACCTAATTTATTAATTATTAATAAGTTAGTAATTTTATTATATAAAATTTTTTTTTATATAATAATGGAAAATTTGGATGATTTAATTAATGATATAGATAATATTGAAAATAATATAAAAAACAATATTGATAAAATTAATATCATAATTATTAAAATAAATAAAAATGAAATAGAAGATATCATCAAAAAAAAACAAACAAAAAATCAAGAAATAAGTATTGAATTTATTAATAATATTTTAAACAGAATTAAAGAAGAAATTTGTAAAGAAGAATACAATATAAAATATTTATTAAATTTTGAAATAAATAAAAATATTTATGAACTTGAAAATGTAAATGATTTAAATAATATAAATAATTACAAACTAGATATCTTGAATAAAATAAAAAATATAAATTATAAAAATAATTGTTTTAATAACATAAACTCCTTAATTATTATTTTAAATAAGTTAGATAAAATTCACTACATCAAAAAAAAACAAAAAAAACATAATGCAACTAAAAAATTAAATAAATAGTATTAAGAATAATTTATCTATTAAATATAGACTAAATGTTACAGCTAAATTATAATTATGATAACAGTGATAATTTAATTGAAAATTTAGAAAATGAAGATGAAGATAGTGATTTACCTATTTTAGAAAATAATGAAGAAACAAATGAAGAAGGTGAGGAAGAAAATTATGATATTTACAATTTTAATCCAAATTTATTAGGTAATTATCCAGATTTTCAGGTTCAAATAATTGATATATCAAATTTACGTAATAGAAGTAACGACATTTCAAGAAGTCCTATACTACATCAACTTTATAATATAGATCAACATGGATCAAATTTAACTTCAAATTTTTTAATAAATTTTATTGAAAACAATATTAATAACATTTTACAAAATTCTATACATGGAACAAGTGATACTCCATTTATTCAAAACTTCATTGATAGCACATTTGAGTTAGATAATAAAAAAAAATTTAAAAGAGTAACTCATGATGATGAAATCAGGAAATTAAAAATACAAAAATTTGATAGCAGCAATATTTATGCTAATAATGAATGTCCAATAAATTTAACAAAATTTGAAGAAGATGATGAAATAATAATTTTACCTTGCAATCATGTTTATTCAGCATTACCAATTCAAAAATGGTTAAATGAAGAGTCAAATTGTTGTCCTACATGCAGATTTGAATTACAATACAAAGAAATAAAATCAGAAGAAAATAATGATGAAGAAAATGAACCTCTTTTACAAAATAATGAAGTAGAAAATGAAGAAAGAGAAGAAAATAATCCTGTTAATGATTACTATAATGATGACGAAGATATAATATTACAACAAATATTATTAAATAGTTATGCTTCAAATAATTCTACATAATCGTAAAATTAAAATTTTTTATCAACATTATATTTTCTTTTTCTAATAATTGATCAAAATCTATATATGAATAATTCTTATCAAAAAATAAATCATAATCAATAGATAAATCATTTAATAAAGATTTAAAACTAATATTAAAATCTCTAACATAATTTTTATCTTTCAGGTTTTTAACATCTATATTTTGACAGAATTTAAATACAAATGAAAAGATAGATATAAATTGATAAATAGATAATCTATAATTAGGATCAGGATAATAAACCTTTTTAAATAATGATTTAATAAAATTATATATAACAATATACTTAACAGAATTATTTTTCTTACTAACTTCTTCATTAATTTTTTTATGAAATATTTGAATAAAACAACAAGTAACACTATGCAAATCATTAAATTTTAATACAAATGGTAATAATTCTTCAATAATATTAGAATAATATTTATATTTACCATTAGAAGGTAAAAATCTATAATAAAAATTTTTTAACACCTTGAAAAATTCTTGAAATTCATTTTCCTCAAATAATATTTTAGTCTCAACTTCATCAAAAAAAGAATTAAATGCATCATTTACAAATATATCTATAATTTCTTTAGTTAATTGATTTTCAGCATAATCACTATCAACATAAGAACGAAAATAAGTAGAATGATTATCAATAATAAATGAAATAAATTTTTTTTCCATTAACTGCCAATACATACCATCTCTCCAATCAAAAAAATATTTTCTCATATGTCTATAATCAAATCCATATGAATTCTTAAATAAAGACTTATATTTAAATGATAATCCAAAATCTATTAATAATGGAGTATTAGTTGATGTTTCAACCATAATATTATTATAATGTAAATCATTATGAACTATTTTATTTTCATTTAATAAATATATACTATTAAGTAAATAATATAAATTATTAAAAAATTTATCAAAAAATAAATTAGTTGTTTTTGAAGATAACAAAGAGTTCTTTAATCCCTCACCTTGAACATATCTCATATAAAACATATAATATTCATTTTTTATAAAACCAGTATCTTCAGGATTAGAACTAAACAAATTTTCACTTTCACAATTAGTTACTATATCCTTTGAGGGTTCAATTTGATTAAATTTAACTATACAAGATTTAAGAACTGGTACAAATCTTTTCTTATAACCCTTTATCTTTTTTACTGCATCACTTATTTCTATTTCATTTTTACTATTAAAATTAACTTCTTGAATTTTATTTACTTTATAAGCATACTTATTTGTTTTTCCTTTACAATCTAAACCTGGTGTAATAGTACAACCATATGAACCTTGACCTAAAAATTTATGTTTAATTCTTTTTTTACCTCCTTCCATGTCATATTCTTCTGAATCCATTATATATTAAATTATATAATAATAATATTTATCTATCTCAAATACTATGACCAATATTTATGAAAGTTATAATTTATTTTTAGAACCTTTTTACGATAATGATATTACATATTATCACATTTTAACAATCAATAAAGAACCACAAGGACCACTAGTAAACTATATAAAGTTAATGCCTATCAAAAATGTTTCAACAAAAATTAATATAGCAAATCAAAATTATTGTTCTTTTGTAATTAAAAAATCAATTTTAGGTTCAAATTATAATGATAAATTAGATATTTGTACCATAGATGATATAACTAATATAATTGATTTTCTTACTAATAATAATTATATAATTGATGAATCAGTAAGTAATATTCTCTCCAATATAAACTCAAAAAAATTAGTATTTAATTTTAAATATAAAATAAATTGATAAACAAAAATAAAAAAATAGTTATTATATTAAAATATGGATAATAACTATTTAATTGAAGAATATAAAAATTCACTAAATGAATTAGAAAGAAAAGCATTAGAAATAGCTGAAAAAAATTTAGAATCTTCATTTTGTATCGAAAAATCAATCGGATTTTTAGAATTTTTAAAAACACACAATTAATGATGATGATGACTCTCTGTCATAAATAAAAATAATGATAATACACCAAACATACTAGCTATTATTTGTTTTTTTGTTAATTTCTCTCCCAAAAATAAATAACCAACTAAAAATAATAAAAAGAAATGAACTAAATGCCATATAACATTAGCAACACCTAAATGTTCATATTTTAATAAACTAAATACAAAAAATCCAGTTAAAGCATATAAAATAATACCAAATACAATATAGTAATTTGCTAATTTACTTTTATGTGAAATCTTAAATAAATATTGAGCAAATACTTCTGAAATAGTTGATAATAATACAAACATATAAAATAGTAAATTCATTATATATTATTAAGATATTATAGAAGTTTTAAAATATTTAAATGAAATAAAACTTTCTTCATTTTTAGAAACTACTTCAAAATCATCATTTTTTTTAACAGAAAAAATTTCATTTTCTAAATCTTCATAACTACAAACCAATTTATTTTCACTATTTAAAATATCTGAACCAACAATTAAATCAGAAAATTCTTTTAACAAACCTTTGTATTTAAATTTATTTGAAGTATAATCAATTATTTTATTTTTAGGTTCATCAGTTTTCTTACTTTTACAATAAAATATACTATTTTGAACTTCATCTTTTTTCTCTTCTTCTTTATTAGTAGGATTTAAAGAATCCAATAATTTTTCTTTATTATCATAATTATCTACATAAATATTTTTACATTCATATTTCACACAATATATCCTTGAAATTGTATCCAAAAAATCAAATGGTAAAACATAAGATTTGTCATTTAAATAATAATCAAAAGATCCATCTTCAAAATTATAATTCATAACAATTTTATATGTTTTATCTCTAAAATCAAAACTATAATATAAATATTTATTTTTAAGAGTTTTCAAATCACCATCTGATTTTGTTACCTCTAATTCATAATATTCATCCAAATAAGACATCAAAAATGGATCGTATTCATAAAGTTCTTTATTTTCTTCATATAATTTTTCAAATTTAGTTTTAGCAGGATAATATAAAAAATATGAAACAAAAACAAACGATATAAGAGTTCCAGTACACAAAGATAAAATAACTTTTACAAAATTAAAAAATGTAAAATAATCATATTGAAATACAATAAATTCATCATCAATAATACAACTTGTATTAAATTCATAACTCATATTTTCTAATATCTCAAAATCCATAATATAATAAAATATATGGGTAATTTTTTATATTATTAAATTTTATATAATATGTCCTTCAGTATTTCTTTGATAATTAACTTAAAAAAATGCAATGCCTCAAATACAGAAAATATAATCGAAGAATCAAGCCAAAATTGTAATGTAAGTTCAATATATTACGATTTTGATTTGGAAGGCATAAATAAATATATAAAAAAAAATAATAAAATAATTATTCTAGAATTTGAACAACAAATAGACCTAATAAATTTTTTAAAATTTATTACTTTAATGAGGGAAATATTGATAGAATATATATATTATGACAATTCAATTTTATATTCTTCAAAAAATTATTTAGTTGAAGTTTCAAAAAGATTACATAACAAAAATAATTTACTTGATAAAATAGAGGCAAACAAAAAAAATGATAACTTCAAAAAAATTTATGATGTATTAAATTTTTAATAAATCTATTTTTTAACTGATTTACGTCTCTTTAATTTTCTTTTAGATTGTTTTTTCTTATGTTTTTTGGGGTTATTTCTCTTTTGAGTTGTAGTTTCTGTATATAAAACTGCAGGCATAGATTCAAATTTTTTTAAATCTTTTTGCATATTACTTATTAACCCTTGTTCACTATTATTTATTTCATTAAAAAAATTTTCTAAACTATCATATTCTTTTTTTATAGTTAATCCATCATTTGTTACAGAAACATGAACTTTATTATTATTATTTGGATTAACTGCTAATTCATATTTCTGATCTTTAACATTAACTCCATTCATATTTTGAATATGTTCACCTGAACTATAAACTTTAACTGGCATAATTATATTATTAATATATAAAAAATTTATATTAATAATTTAATGACTACCTTGAAAAATAAAAAAAATAAAAGCAAAACAATAAAATTGAAAAACTTAAAAATTAATTCATATATTAGTAATATGAATGGTGGTAACAAAGACTATAAAGAAGAATATATTGAAATATTAAAACAACTAGAATATTACAATAGAAAACACGAAAAAGCACAATTTAAAGCAAAAATATACAGAGAAGCCGCCGAACAATTAAAAAATTACAAAGAAAAAATAAATTCATCAAAAAATATAAAAGATTTACCTGGTATCGGAAAAGCAATAACAGACAAACTTGATGAATATATTAAAACTGGTAAAGTTAAAAATTTAGAAGAACTTAAGAAAAAATATGGAATTGAAGAATACCAAACCGAAAAAATTAAACAAGAAAAAAAAGACATATTTTTACAAATACCTTGGATAGGTGATGCAACTGCCGAAAAAATAATTGAATTAAATATTAATAGTATTGATGAACTAAAACAAAGACAAGATGAAGAAATACCAGGTAAAGGAAAAAAGAAACTAAAACTTTTAAATGATAGTCAAAAAAAAGGACTAATATATTATGAACAAATAGCTGAAAGAATTCCAAGAAAAGAAATAGATGATTATAAAGAATTATTAACAAAAATATTTAATGAAACTTGCACCGAAAATGGTTATAGTAATAAAACAAATAAATTTGAAATAGTTGGAAGTTATAGAAGAGGAAAACCTGATTCCGGTGATATTGATATATTTATTACATCAGAGGAAGATGATAAAACAATATTTAATAAATTTCTAGAAAAAATGGACGGCACAAAAAAAGATGAAGAAACCAATGAAGCAAAAATTATTAAAGCATTCTTAACAAGAGGAGAAAAAAAAGTTATGGTTATTGGTAAATTAACTGAAAAAAATCTAGCAAGAAGATTAGATTTCTTATATTCTCCACCAGAAGAATATGCATTTGCTATATTATATTTTACAGGTTCTATGGAATTTAATACCGCTATGAGACAATATGCTTTACAACAAGGGTTAACTTTAAATGAACATGGTTTTCATAAAATGGAAAATAAAATAAAAGGAGATAAAATAACATCTCCTCCTTTTAATAGCGAAAAAGACATATTTGATTATTTAAATTTAGAATTTAAAGAACCTAATGAAAGAATAGACGGAAATTCTATAATTATCAAAAAAAAAAGCTCTAAAAAAGAACCAGTAGAACAACCTCCAGTAGAACCTAAAAAAGAATCTCCAATAGAACCAGATCCTCAAGACCTTGGAAAAGCTGAAGCAGTTTTTAAAGCAGATGAAAAAAAAGCTTCACCAAAAACTATGAAAATAAAAATTTCAAAATCCAAAGCTGAAACACTTAAAAAAATAGGAAAAAAAACAAAAGAAAAAATGATATTTGAAAATATACAAAAATTTAAAACAGAAGGTATTGATACACTAAAATCCTTAAGTGAAAAAGAACTAACAGATATGCTAAAAGAAACTATTCAAAAATATTATCAAGAAACTGAAGAATCACTATTAAGTGATAATCAATACGACATATTAAGAGAATACATACTCAAAAAATACCCAAATAATAAAACTGCTAATACTCAACATGCTGAAGTAAAATTAGATAAAAATAAAGTAAAATTACCCTACGAAATGTGGTCTATGGATAAAATAAAACCTGATACAAAAGAATTAGAAAAATTTAAATCAAAATATTCAGGACCTTACGTAATTTCCTGCAAATTAGATGGAGTAAGTGCTTTATATTCTACAGAAGAAGATTCACCAAAATTATATACTCGTGGTGATGGAAAATACGGACAATCAATTGATCACTTAATCGAACATTTAAATTTACCAACTGATAAAAATATAACACTAAGAGGAGAATTAATTATTAAAGAAAAATTATTTCAAGAAAAATATTCCTCAAAATATTCAAATTCAAGAAATTTTATAAGTGGACTAGTAAACAAAAAAAAAATAACCAAAGAAGATATAAGCATTCTAAAAGATATAGATTTTGTCGGCTATGAAGTAATAAAACCTGAAAATTTAAAACCTTCAGAACAATTAAACTTAATATTAACTTTAAACGGAAATTGTGTAAAATTTATGGATTCTATAATAAAAGAACAACTAACAAATGAATTTTTATCAGAAAAATTAGTTGATTGGAGAAGCAATTATGAATACACTATTGATGGAATTATTTGTATTGATGATAAAGTTTATCCTAGAGAAAGCAAAAATCCTACTCATGCTTTTGCTTTTAAAATGGTTTTATCCGATCAATCAGCTGAAGCAAAAGTATTAGATGTATTATGGAGTGCATCAAAAGATGGATTCTTAAAACCAAGAGTTCAAATAGAAGAAGTAAATATTGGAGGAGCAAAAATAAATTATGCAACCGGTTTCAATGCAAAATTTATAGAAGATAATAAAATAGGTGTTGGCGCAGTAATTAAAATAATTCGTTCTGGTGATGTAATCCCAAAAATTGAAGAAGTAATTACACCTGCTGAAATACCTTTAATGCCTAAAGAAAAATATACTTGGAATGAAACACATGTAGATATTATGTTAGAAAATAAAGAAGATGATGAAACTGTAAAACTAAAAAATATAGCAGGATTCTTTAAAGCAATTGAAGTAGAAGGATTAGGAGAAGCTAATATAAAAAAAATAATTAAAGTAGGAGGAAATAGTATTGGGAAAATTATTGCTATGACTATTAGTGATTTAATGAAAGTTGAAGGATTTAAAGAAAAAATGGCTACTAAAATTTACAAGTCAATTCAAAAACAAATAACAAAATCTTCATTAGCAACTATTGCTGCAGCATCTAACATATTTGGTAGAGGATTTGGAGAAAAACGAATTGAATTAATATTAAAAGAATTACCAAATATCATAACCGAAGATTCATCCAAACAAGAAAAAATAAATAAATTAAAAATTATAGATGGATTAGGTATCAAAACCTCAACACAATTTGTTGAAAATATACCAGAATTTATAAAATTCATTAATGAAGCAAAATTAGATGATAAATTAAGCAAAAAAGAATCACCTAAAAAATCACCAAAAAAACAACTACCTTTATCTAATAAAATAGTTTTATTATCAGATGTAAAAGGTAAAAAGAAAATAACAGAAAAAATAGAAAAATTAGGCGGAGAAGTAGTAACAAATATTAGTAAAAATGTAAATCTACTAATAGTTGGTTCTTTAGATGATGAAACAAGTAAAATGAAAAAAGCTAAAGAATATGGTATCGAAATTATCAGCATTGAAGAATTTGATAAAAAATATTAATTATTTATATATGCATAAAAATACAAACGAAGATTATGTATATATTGATGCATTTTTTTATTACTTTTGGATGAAAAAAAGTGAATATATAAAATATAAACACCAAACTTTACAAGAATTTCAAAAAAATAATTTTATATCTTTAGATGAATACTACAAAAAATATCACTAATATATATATATGGCAAAACAAACTCGTAAAAAAAAAAGAACTAAAGCAAAAGGACAAACTAGAAATTTGAGAGAAACTAAATTTCTTATAAAAAATATCGGTTTTAGTAATAAAACATTACCACCCGATGTAGCAAGACAAGTAACCAGAAATTATTCAGCAAATATAATCGCTTCAAGAGTACATCAATATAACCGCAGAAATTTACTTATAGACAAATTAAAAAATTACATAAACATCCTTACTGAAATACATCATATTTATTCAGAAGAAGAATTAGATGATGTTTATTATCATATTAGTAATAAAAAAATATTAAAAGATTTACTAAAAGAAATTAGAAAAAAAGCAAAAAAAGATGTAAGTGAAAAATACATGGACTCAATCGAAAAAAAATTACTTGATTACTACAAAGAAATTAATCTAGTATTTGAAGGAGAAATAGAAAGAGCTCAATTTGGTGATGCAAGATTACTAAGAAGTTTAGACAGATTCTTACAAACAAACTAATTGTCTGTACTACTTGATGCCTCACTATTATTATTTCCTTTTTTTCTTTTTGATAATCTCTCTAAAAAGCCATCACTAAATTTACCACTTTGAAGTTCATATTTATGACCTTTCATTAAAATTAATGTAACAGATTGATTATATGTTCTTGAAATTTCAATAGATTGCTTATTACAATATTCTAATAGAGTATTGTACTCAGCTATTACACTAATAACCGTATGCAAAATCTTAATTAAATCATCAATTTTTTTAGCATTTTTTACCTGAAAATTAGAATACATTTGAGACAAATTATTGAATTTTTCAATACCAACAACACTTAAAAGTTCATAAATATTTAAAAGCTCTGTATGCTTCTTTCGAGATGTATCATTCTTTAAAATTATAGTGGAAAGCTCTTCTTTTGTTTTTCTATTTAAAATATATTGAACTGTTAATTCATCATTATTTCCTAAACTTCTCACTTTTTCTCTTGTATGAACCAAATTAACATTGGTTAAATGATTAATAGCTCTATGAAGTTCCAGTAAAATACTATTAAATTGACTAATAGTAGTAACATTATAATCTACTATAAACGTATTAATAACTACATCTGTTTTAATTGTATTAAACCATTCTGGCTGAGAGTAAGAACCCAGATATCTCAGAAAATTATTGAGTGTATAATATGGAATTAAACCACCACATAAAACATCTCCTGGATTTCTTGGTGCTGGTCCACCTTGATTTTGATTTCTCATATACTGATAGTAATGAGGATTATGAATCTGACCTCCATATACAATTTTACCTGTATTCCAACTAAATGCTACTTTACATTCAGTGCACCACATCTGATCACAACCACTAATCTTATAAATTCTAACTCCACATTGTGGACATCCTTTAGTTTCTTTCTTAATCAAAGCGGCACTTTGCAAATTAGCCTCTAAACAAGTATGAGGATCTTCTTTAGTATATCCAACTATCTCATAACAATCAGGACAAGTATAAAGTTTACATACCTCACATTTATATTGAGTTGATAAATATCCTTTACAATTATCACCAGGACAAGGCATAATAAACTTCTTACGTTCCACAGTAGTATCTCCTCTTTTAATTCTAGTAATTTCATTCCTTTTTTCATATAGTTTTCTACAAGATTCATCATACAATTTTTTTGCTTCTTTAAATTGATCATCTAATATTTTCATTTCATCAGATTTTTCCTCAATTAATTTAGTTTTTTCCACCAAATTCATTAAATCAGGAGTTTTACTAATTTCACGATCAACTAATAAACTTTTACGATGTTTCTTATAATCTCCATCAATATATGAGCGATTTAAATTATCTACTAAAAATTTAGCACTCCATTGAATTTTACAATCCATACAATGAGGATCTTTTGTTGTAGAAAGCAAATAAGTTCTTACACAGGTTTTACAAGCAACAAAACCACATATACAAGTAACTTTTGCATTCAAACTTTTGTTGTATTTTTCACAACAGATATTACAAGTCATACCTATTGAATCTATCACTAAAAAAAAATTCTAAATTGTTTTCAATTTTTTTTATAATTTTTTTTTCCTGGACAAAAATCAACATTTACATAATTAAATATACATCCATCAAATGTTCCTGGAATACATATATTACAACATTCATAATCATCACCTTTTATACAATTCCATAACTTCTTTAATTTTTTCTTATCATAATATTCTGGATCAACAGTTATTACACAACCTTTTTCTATATTATTTTCAACTACTGATACACTTTCCATTACTCTACAATTAATTCCTAATTTTAACATTTTCTTAATAATATGATCACAATTACTATGTTTATCATTTGATACACTTAAACTAACACTCATAATTATATAAATAATAACTTTATTATATTTAAATAATTTACACAAAATCATGACTAACAAAATTTTTTAAATTCACTTTTAAATATTTATATAACTTATTTTGCAGCATTGCATTTTTATTTTTTTTTTCAAAATTTGTTCCCAATACTCTTTTCATATTTTTAACATAAATTAACGTATAATCATCTGGATCTAATTTCTTTTCATTAACTTCTTTCCATTTTAAAAATAATGGTAAAAGTTTCTTATTAAAATATTTATAAATTGATTTAATTTCATCTTCACTAATTGCACTCCAATTTTTATCTGAATCAGGTATTTTAATATAAGCATATAAAACACCCTCTTTATTATTAAATGCCTTAATTGGAATCTCATTATTATGCTTAATTTTTTCAATATAATCTATAAGTATTTGAAAAATACCATCAACATAATCTTTTTCAAATACTTTTTCTAATTCAATATTTGTAACTTCTATAGAATTTAAAAATTTAATAAAATCAAATTCACTACAATCATAATTTTTATTTAAATATTCAATAATATCTATCTTATTTTTAGTTACATTTACATATTTCTTGATTTCATTATAATCTGCTTCCAATTTTTCAAATTTATTATTTAAATTGATTAATAATTTATACATATCATTTATAGAACCATTAAATTTAACTGGTAATTCTTCATCATCTTCTTCACCTTTAGATTTAACATTATTACAAATTCTTATTAATTCACATTTCAATTGATGATTATTAAATGCAGTTTTTCTTATATATGATTTCTTACAATATGAACAAACATATGTGCTCATATTAAATGAAAACTTCATTTAAATTATAAAATTAAATTTTTTTCAATTTTAAAATAAATATTTCTTTATATATAAATGCCTATTCCTTTAACAAAATATAGTAAAATATCAGCATTACATAGTGATATATCTACCAACTCATACATTTATAATACATACATTCTAACTTGCGACATTAGTGATACACAATATTTAGATAATGGAACAGTTAGATCAAACAAAATTTACTTAAATAATAAAGCTGATTATTTAATTCATCCTTTTTCAACTGTTACAAATTGTACAACTAAGTTTAATAATGAAAAACCTTTATATCAATACAAAAAACCAATTGTTCCTGCTATTACAGGTGAAACAGATTATGATATAAGTGCAACACAAAAAATAATTCAAAATACAGTAAGAGTACCTGCTTCATTATATTCAAATAATTTAGCCTCATTACACATTAATAGTAATAACTTAGGAACCAATAAACCCTGGAATAACGCAAGTGATAGAGTTCAAGCACATGGTCCAAATCTAAATTCTGCATCATCATCTACTAAACAAAATTACGGAGTAGACATAAAACATAATTCATATGATAGATATTTAGGAAGAAAAAAATCTCAAAACCTAAAATCAGATAAACAAGGAACAACTCCAGATTCTTACACTACCTGGCCAACATATTGGGGTAATAAAACTTATAAATTTAGTATTGTTAATTGTCAAAAAACTTGTTAATACAAATAAAAATTGATTTGCTATGGGAAAGTAAACCCACATACTATTCAAAACTCCAAACGATTCTGCTTATGAAACTTTATCACGGAACAAGTTCTTCAAATGCTATTTCAATCCTAAAAAACGGTTTTGATTTTAACAAAGTTGGTTCTAATTATGGAATAACCTATGGCAAAGGAATATATTTCACACCCAATTATGAAACTGCACGATTTTATGCTGGAGAAAATGGAATTATACTTTCCATGGATGTTTCAATCACCCCGTATTATTTAGTAAAAGACATCTCTCCAAATTCCAAAAAAAAAATAAAACTACCTACAGATCAAGATTACAATTGTATCGTCTCTCCAAACAAAGATGAATATTTAATTTTATATTTCAAATAAATATAAAATTGAACCAAAAAAAATATTTTTTTTTACTAATAATCATGGAAAAAACACAAGAAGATATTATTGTCGAACACATTCAAATTGTTACAACTGGTATAGTTGAAGATATAAAACCTAATAATTCATATGCAAGTTGGAAAAATACTCCTCATGGACTTAATTTTATTAAAAGTGACAAATCTAAATTCTATTTAGGAGTAAACATGTGGCTAGATATTACACAAAAACAACTATTAGGAACTCAAAATAACGAAATTTTAGAAACAATAGCAAATCAATGGTCTTGGGTAAATAATCTCCTCGAAATTAAAAAAATAATAAATTTTCAAGAAATTTAATTATTATAATATTATAAAATATGAGTGATTTTAAAATGAAAATGAGATTATCCACAAACCAATCAAGTCAACAAACTCAAAATACTCCAAATCAAGCAGTCCAACAAAGTATAATCAGATCATTACAAAATCAAAATTCTTTCATTAAATTAGGAAATAGCGGAATAAGCAGAAATTATGCAGCTTTAATAGTTCAAGGACAAAAATTCTGTAAATCATGTAACGATAAAAAATAATTTTTTTTTAAAAATTGATTATATTTTTAAATCATATAAAAATATAATTATTATAATACTAATGACTTCCAACGATCGAGTTTCTCAAATGGAATTAGTCCAAAAAGAAGGTCTTGAATTATTTAAGAAAAAAAATGCAGATTATGGTGATGCATTTGCAAATTATGGTGTAATTGGTGTTTTAGTCCGAATGGGTGATAAAATTTGCCGTCTTCAATCTATCACTACAAAACAAATTTCACTTGTTAATACTGAATCATTAAGAGATACATTAATTGATTTACATAATTATTCTGCTATGGCTATTATGCTATTAGATCAAGATAAAAAGGAACCACCAACAGAAGGACATAATAATAGTCCTATTAAACCAACAAATGACCCAGTAAATCTACAATCACGCCTGTTTGAGTTTATGAATGATAACAAAGTTGAATAAATATTTAAAATAGTAAACAAATATTTCAAACCACACTTCCAAAAAGTTAAAATATTTTACCATAAATGTTTCCACATCCTCATATCCATGTTTTTCTTCATAATATCCTCTTACACCATCACCAGCAATTACAGTAATTCCATATAAATTATGTTGTTTTGTAATTTTTTCAGCAAGTTTTAATAAACCCCCACCAATACCTCTGTGTTGTGCCGCATCATTTTTATATGAATTTACTGCAGTAGTTTCTCCATAAACATGTAATTCCCTAACTAAACCTTTTCCTTTTAAAACATCAAATTCTGTCATATTTTCTTTTTTATTTACAATTCTTAACCTAATAAAACCAAATAATGCTTTCTTATCAAAACTTTCATAACATATAAAATATTCTGTTCCATTATTTGCAGAATATTTATATACATTATAGTTAGCTGGTTTTTTATAATAAGTTGAATTTCTTCCAATTTCTCTTGCCCTAATATCATATGAAATAATACCTTCACCATCTAGTAATTTATCTACAACTTGCCTCATATTAGCAATATTATTTCCTCCTTCAACATATGTTGAACATGGAATATCACGAATAACTCTTGGTAATCTAACCCACTTAGGACAATTTTCCATAGAATATTTAACAACATTAATCAAATCTTGAGGATTTTTATCAAAATAAGGAACATAGCTACCCTCTTTATACCATTTCTCAATTCTAGTCCAAGGAACTGTCTGACATGGATAAACCTTCATTTGATCAGGACAAACCACACTATATACATACTTGAACATCTCTATATCCATTTCTGGATTAGAACCAGGTAAATCAGGCATAATATGAATATCTATTTTAAAACAATTATCCTTTAAATATTGCATACATTCTACAGCACATTCAATTGTATGGCCACGATTAATTTTTTTTAATACTTTATTATCTGTATGCTGAACTCCAATTTGTATTCTTGTAACTCCCCATTTTCTAAAATATTCAAGCCACTCTTTATTAATCGCATCTGGACGAGTTTCAATACAATTTCCAATAATATGAATTTTTGAAGTTTTATTAATTACAATTTCTTCTTCAACAGTTCCTGGTTTACGAATATGTTTTAATAAATCTAAATCTAAATCACCAATTTCAAAATTATCATAATTTGGATATAATTTTCTTACTGCTAAATAAATATTTGCCGCATAAATTAAATCTCTCATAAATCTTTCTAAATAAGGAACAGGAAATTCAGTAAATGTTCCACCTTCAATAATTAATTCTACTTTATCAATAGTATGACCATTAGCAAAATAACCATCTAATCTATCAAACATTTGCTTTATAGCATTAAACTCCCATCGATTAGCACGCTGAACTGCTGGCTCCCAAAATAAATATGACCTAGGCTGTGCCTGCCAATTATTACCTTCATGTGCTGGCTCATTAGGACAATAAAAGCAATCATGTTTACAACTAAACTTCTGACCATCAGGAAAAGGATGTAAAATAACAGTAACCGATGTAATACCAGAAATATTTCTCATTGGTCTCTTCCTTAATAATAATTTTAAATTATCAAAATGCTTATGTAAATTACATTCAAAATCATCTTTGGTAAGTAAATTATTAAATATATTTAATAAAACAGACTTTTTTAAATCCTGAATTCTAGATTGTCTAATTTCTTTATTTAATTTTGCTTCAAATAACTTACTAAAATTACTATTATCAGTAGTATTTAAACAATCATTTTCTTGTAACCATAATAATAAATTTTTAAATATTTGTTTACATTTTTCCAAATCATATTTAGCAGTATCTACATTATTAAAATCATTTTTGCCCAAAGCACTTTTGACTTTGATAAAATCTTCGATGTCTTTCATTTTGATAGACTTTACAAATGAAAAAAAAAAAATAATATTATTATCAATTTTTAATTAAATATAATCAAATTATATATAACAATATGGATAAAGTTAATCTCGATTTAAATACATATACATTAACAGAATTAGAAAATTTACTTAAATTAATAAAACCCTATAATGAAGAAGATATCTTAAATAAAAAAAAGAATTTAGAAAATCAAATCTCCAAAAGTAATATTAATCAAAATAAAAAAGAAGAATTATATATTTTTTTAGATAATATTAAAAATAAATTAACTGGTGAATACTTAAATTCATTAAGACCTGACGAGACAGTATTTAATGATGTAAATAAATATGATGGAAATCATTTTGTAATTAAAAATACTAATGATCAATACGCATCAGTATTAGAAAACAATAAAAAAGTTAATAAATCTATTATTAAAAAAACATTTACTGTCGATAGTATATTTAGACCAAATTATGATAATCCAAATAATCAAAGTCACGACTATATTATTGAATTACCCGAAACAATTACAAATGCTGTAACTATGTCTATTTCATCTATAGAAATACCATTAAGTTATCATAATGTAAGTGATGATTTTAATAATAATACTTTTAGAATTGAATTAAATAGAAAAGGTGTAGATCCAACTACTCTTAGTGAAACTTTAATCGAAGATTCAAGTTGGGATATAGTTTTAGTACCTGGTTTATATGAATCACTATTTACTTCTACAGCTCAAAGAAAAGCACAAAATATTGTAACTCAAATAAATTCACAAATTGCAGTACAAGTAACAGGTAATACTCAAGCAGCTACTGATGTTTCAAAAAATTTAACATTTGACGTTCATCCTATTAGTGGTTATGGTGTTTTTACTTACAATAATAAAAATGCTGTAAATGAAAAAGTAGAAAGTGGATCCCAAATTGTATTAAATTTTAATATTGATAACGATAGAACCTTAGAAAATTGCAGCGAAAATTTACTATATCAAAAGCTAGGCTGGCAGCTAGGATTTAGAGGAGACAAAGCAATAATAGATTGTTCTGGTTTAACAACAGGTCCATTTCCATCACTATTAAATCCTACAGCAACTCCAGATACTGCCTCTGTCATCTCTCCTGGTATATGTCATATTGCATATCCAAGATACTTATATATTGCTGTAGATGACTTTCAAACAAGTTCGCGTAATTATTTTGCTGTAGCATCACCATCTACTATTGCTCCTAATATTGTAGCACGAATTAATATATTATCTTGTTTAGAAGATAAAACTGCATATAAAAATGCTGCTGCTCCAGGTGACTATTTATATACTAATAAACATGTAAGAGAATATTTTGGACCTACAAATATAAAAAAAATGAGAATACAACTATTAGATGAATATGGACGACAATTTCCTATCAACAATATGGATTGGAGTTTTGTTGCATCATTTGAATGCTTTTATAATTAAATAATTACACAACAACGATTTTTATAATTTTCCACACCTTTTTTCATCATTAGAGTTTTATATTTTTTATAGTGTAATTCATCACTTTTTAATTCTTCTACAAATTTTGTTGGATAATCACATTTTAAATAATTACAACTAGGATTATTTAAATTATACACAAAATGTATATCAGTATTTAAATTACACTGAAAATACAAATATTTCTTATTACTTGTAGCTCCTATTAATAAATTTTCTCTCTTAACATTTATATAATTTTCTACAAAAGAATAAAAATGATTCTTCAAAAAATTAACTTTATATTCATCTACATTATGTGGATCATTATGAAACTCTTCTATATACGCATCTAATGCACACTTACTATATGGCATTTATAATAATAATATTATAATTATTATTATATCAATTTTTAAATAATTTCATCCATAAATCCAATTTTTACCATTTTTTTTGCATTCCAAACATTACTCTGTTTTATATATTTTAACATCTTATCTTTTGTAACTTTATACTTCGTATTTGAAATTACATAATCAAATTTTCCTAGTAAATTTTCACCCTGTTCATAAAGACCCCAATATTTACTACTTTCATCTATCTTATTCATATAACAAATTACATTTTTTTTTATAATTCTATAATTACATAATGAACCCAATATAAATCCTACATCAGTACAACTATTTTCTATTACTGATACTAATTCTACATTTGGAAAATATGTACTTTTAAGATGCAGAAAATCATATAAACCCTGTAATTCTCCTCCTCTTGAAATAATATGGATATATATACGATTATTAATTCTGTCAAAAACTGATGATTCCATAATTATTTTAATAAATTCAAATAATTTTGTTATTGTAATAGTTGTAACTGTTGAATGAAATATAACACGACCATCATAAATCTTAATACTATCAAGATTTAATTCATTATAATACAGAGAATTTAATAAACCAGTTTCACCAGTATTATTAGGAACTACCTGTAAAACTACAGGATCCTCTAACTTTCTTTTACTCATTAATTATTTATAATAATTTGTTTTTAAAATAAAATAAATCAATTTTTTTGTTAGGTAGAAAAAAAATTGATTATAAAAAATAAATTTAAAAACAATAACATCAAACAATTATTGACTAGAACGATGCTTTCGCTCTACATCCCCGTTGTTCAGGACCACATCACCGAGGCCTACGTCAAGCGTCAGTTTGCTGACCACAATATCGGCAAGGTGATGCGAGTCGACTTTGTTAAGAACCTTCCAAAGAATCGCCGTGAGGCCTTCGTCCACTTTGACGAATGGTTTGACAACGAGACATCTCGAGCCCTACAGGAGGACATCAAGAATCCTGATACCAAGACTCGATTTGTTTATCACCATACGAAGTTCTTCCCTCTTCTTGTGAACAAGAACGCACATCGCCGCGTCAACAACCCAGCATACGAGGTCATCAAGACCGAGGATGTGAAGTCGGGCACCAAGCTTCTTGTGTCCATCCCCATGGAGACATCTACTTCTGATGACTCCAAGCGTCAGCGTACTACCTACGCTGCAGCAGCAGCTATGTAGAGTGTAGTCTAGTGTAGTCTAGGTGTGTGTTGTGTAAAAAAATAAAAAACCCCAAAAAAAATTTTTTTATGCAAAAAAAAATTGATTTACTTTTTTTATTTTATAAAATAAGTAGATTCAAACATAATGTATCTTATCCTCTTGACTCTTGCTACCAACCAATGCACCTACAAGGAAAATGTAATTGATAGTAATTGTGACTTTCAAATACTTCGCTTCAACAGAAATCAAGTAAAATGTCATGATACAGGACAATACGAAAAATATTGTAATCATTATGCTATTCCAAATGAATTTCAGGTAATGAAAGAAGTTGGAATTGGAAATCAAGATGTCTATACTTTCAAACCTCAAGCTATTTACACTGAAAGTCATAATAGTAAACGTAAGGACGCCAGTTTTTATTACAAATTTACTTGTGATAACAAAAATAACAATCCAAATCTTGAATTAACTATTTATCCTACTTCAGATGTTAATCCTGTCGTAACTCTTATTGTAGTAATTATAATATTTGTACTAGTCTGCATGCTTATTGGTATGTGTACAGATAATAACAGTAGAAATAACAATGATTTTGCTTTAGGATATATTCTTGGAAATTGTGGTTCAAATTCAAACAGGAGGACTTATTGCGAGTAAAAAAAAATTGAAATGAAAAACTTTTTTTTATATTATTTATAAATATGCCGTCTAAAGACGATAAAATTGGTAATCGTGAAAGGAAAAAAGAATCTAAAAAAAAAGACAAAGATGATGGAAAATATACTCAAAAACATATACGAATTCAATTAGAATTGAAAAAAAATACACAACAAAATGAAGAAAATAAAAATAATAATAATAAATAAAATTGATGAAAATTATTTACAATTTTTTATTGCAACAATTTAAGAAATATGGGTGCAGGAATTCTACCAGTAGCTTTATATAGAGGAACACTATTTCTACTATTAGGACAAGAACGTCATAATAGTTTATGGTCTGATTTTGGTGGTAGCTCACATAAAAGTGAGAAACCATTTAAAACTGCAATTAGAGAAGGAACAGAAGAACTAAATGGATTTTTTGGAACAGAAGAAGAAATGGAAGAAGAAATTAACAATAATATGGTTTTATCAATTTGTTATGATAAATACACAACTTACATTTATCGGTGTAGATACAATAAAGATTTACCAAAATATTTCACAAATAATCACAGATTTATTGAAAAACAAGCACCACAAATTGTAGATAACAAAACTAATGGACTTTATGAAAAAAAAACAATTGGATGGTTTCCTGTTAGTAAATTTAGAAATGATCGCAATACAGCAATGCTACGACCTCATTATCAAGAACATGTTAAATCCGTTCTAAAAAATGATCAGTTTATCATCAGACAAATTGAGCAAATTGAAAATAGTTAAATTATTTATGATTTTTACGACGTTTTCTAGTCTTACGCTTTTTACCTTTTTTTTTACGTGTTTTTTTACGACCCTGTCCAGTATCCATAGAAGATGACCCTTTATCTTCTTTTTTTTCTTCTTCTTTATTTTCGTCTTCTTTAAGTGATTCTAAAAATGCATCTTTTAATTTAAATCTTTTTTCAGGATTTAAACTAGAAGAAGTTCTTTTCTGTGTTCTTTTTTTATCAATTATACTTTGTAATCTTTTAAATTCACTCATTTAATATGTAATAATAAAAAATTAAAATCCTAAATATTATTTAATGAATAGTGATTCATTAAATAAATCTGACATAAATAATTATGGTATTGTTTACACACCAGATAATTTAGTAGATGAAATTTTAGATTTAATACCTGAAAAATATTTCAAAATGAAAGACCTAACTTGGTTAGATATTGGTGCTGGTAAAGGCGCTTTTTCACTCAATTTATATAATAGATTAATTAAAAATCTCTCCGACCAATTTGAAAATACTGAACAATGCAAACAACATATTATCAAAAATATGTTATTTATGATTGAGATTTATCCACCACATATTGATTATTTAAAAGAATTATTTACAAATGAAGCAAATATTATAAATAAATGCTTTCTCTCGTTAAATCAATACGAATATGATAAATTTGATTTTATAATCGGAAATCCACCTTACAATATTAATGGTTCAATAAAAACACCAACAAATAATAATCTTAAAAAAACAGATGATGGTAAATCTGTTTATGTAGAATTTATTAATAAAAGTTTAAATTTACTTCACGAAGGAGGATTTCTCAATCTAATTATACCTTCTCTCTGGCTTAAAACAGATAAAGCAAATCTTTACAATACTTTAACAAATTTACAAATTCATAAAATAAAATGTTTATGTACTTCTGACAGCACTAAAGCATTTAAATATCAAGCTCAAACACCTACTTGTTTTTTTTTAATTGAAAATCATGATACAAGTGATTGGGATTATAAACCCATCAAAATTTATGATAAAATCGAGAGAGATTTTATAAATTATTCATTAAAACCTAATAATCCAATACCTATAAATGGTATAAATATATTAAAAAAATTACAAAATCATATAGATTCTGTAGGATCACTAAAATTTAATAAAACAAATACTCCTCCAAAAAAAATGATTCTCTCCGAAACAAGTGGAGAGAATTGTAAATTTCCCAATATAAAAACCTGTTATTTAGATGGACTAGTAGCAAATATAGTATTTAATTATTCAAACATAAAATCACAATATTGTTTCAAAAAACCTAAACTAATATTACCTCACAAAATGTATGGAATACCTTATTTTGATAAAGAAGGTATTTATGGAGTATCCACGAGAGATAATTATATAATCTCTGGTTTCGATTATAATATTGAAGAATTAGAAGAGATTCAATACTTTCTCTCCACCAAATTCACATTATTTATATTTTTATGCTGTAATTATAGAATGAGATTCCTTGAACGTGCAGCATTTAGTTTTATACCTGTTATAACAAAAATACCAAATTTTCCAAAATTAAAAAATATAGATAGAGAGAATCGTGATAAATTACTTTATAATTTCTTTAATCTCTCCACCAAAGAAACAGAATTTATAGAAAATAATTTTAAAAACTATAAATTCTTTGTTTAATTAATATCCATTTCATTCATTGATTCTTCCGTTAATTCCATAATAATTCTATCCCCCCAATCTATATAATATTCACTCAATATTCCTTTATATTTTTTAATCGCATTTCTTATATAATTTATATTACCACTTTGTATTGATAAATCAATTTGATATAAAAAGTCATATTCAGGATTATCGTTAGTTTGTTCCATTTTAAATAATAAAAATAAAAAAATTTTTATATCAATTTTAAAAAATAAATTGATATAAAGAGAGAAAATATATTTTATAGTAAAATGCTTAGGCATACTATTAGACGTTTAAATACTGCTTTGAAAGAAAATCCTTGTGATTATTATGATTATGTAATAAAAATTCCCGATAATATAAAATTACCACCAAAACCCAATTTACCAAAAGATCTAAAAAATGAACCTCAATTAGCAGAAAATTCTGGAAGTATTTGCAATGAATGTTTTGGAAGTGGATGGGTTACAGATACAAAAAATGAATTAGATTTTGGATTTAATTTTAAATTAACAATTTGTAAAAAATGTAAAGGAACAGGATTTGTGCCGTGAGGTCGCACGACGAACGACCAGTTAATAAAGTCGCTTTGCGACTTTCCCAATTGCGTGCGGGGCAATTTCCCCGCGTTTAAATATCAATTGAATTTGATGATTCTAAATCTTCTAAATAAATATTATTAAATTCATAAGAATTTTTTATTATGGGATTGTTAATATAAAATTCCTCATAAAAATTTTTTACTTCATGAAAAATATTATATTTTTTACAGATTCTAATTGAATTTAAATAACTAGAAACTAATATATTAGAATTACTTACCCCTATTTTTTTTAAAGAAAGATATTTCAAAATATTTTTCTTAAATAATATTGTTGAAATAAACATTTCAAACATATTTGGTTGCAAACAAATATTATTCATAAATATAAAATTATACATCCTTATTATTATTTCATCACAAAATGGTTCTCTAAATTTTACTTTTGAATCTTCCAAATATTTTTTAAATTTATCTTTAAATTCTTTATTAGTAAATCTAATATTTTCACAATGATAATATAATCTATCAACCAGTGAATCAATATCTAAAATATCATTAAAATATGAAATTTCTTTAAAAGTTTGAGATAAATTATTAATCGATATATATCCAAAATCATAAATAATAAGTTTGTAAAAATCATTATATTTTACTGCTTTCCAATTAGATTCATGTAAATCAGAATGATAATAATCTTTAAAATAATAAGTATCTTTTAAAAATAAATTTAATAAATTAACAATTTTTTGTTTCTCTAATAAAGAAATATCTAATAATTCTAATTTTTCACCATCAATAAAGTCCATCATTAAAATATTCTTTGTTGCTTGCAAAGGTTCCGGTATTAAAATATATTCATTTTCTTTATAAGAATCATAAAAATATTTCATATTATTATATTCATTCAGCATATTAGTTTGATTTTTTAAATTATCAAAAAAACTATCAAAAATAAAAATAGTATCATAACTTCTCAAAAAAAACACATTTTTTACTAAAAATTTATATAATTTAATATAAAAAATTGGAAAAATCAATTGATATTTAATATCAGGATGAACTACTTTTATAGCCATCATTTTATTATTATAAAAACCTTTATAAACTTGTGCTATTGAACCAGATTTAATATTATACAAATTATCCAATTCTATTACTTCATCAAAATCTTCTTTAAATTCATTCAAAAATATGTTTTTTGTATATTGTAAATCATGTATATCACAATCTTCATAAAAAGAATTAAAAATATTATACAATATTTTACCATTCTTAATATCTATTAACTCTAAATTAGTATTAACCCATTGAACTATTTTTATTAAAATACAACCATTCAAATTTATACTATAAAATAACCATCTAATTAATCTATCATTAATTTTATTAGTTAATTTATAATTCAATAAATTAAACATTAAAACATTTAAAAATAAATTAAAATAAACAAAATATTTACATAATTTGTAAAAATCAACTATAAAATTACTCATATAATATTTATAATAATTAAAATTTAATATTAAAATTAGTTTTATATATTTTATAAACATGGCTGATTATATTAATGATATTAAAACTATATTATTAAAATACTTAAAAGATGAATACAAAAAATATTTAAATAACAACAAAATCTTATGTATTAAACAATCAAATATTCATGAAATTGTAAACATATTTTATAAAGATAATATTAAAGATTTAAAAACAGAAATTCGTAGACAAATGAGAGAAAAATACAAAAATGATTATCCATCTGGTGCTATTGAAAATATTATTTTAGATTTATTTCAAGATAATGAAAGTAATATTGAAACAGTTGTTAACGAAATAAATTACATTCAAGACAAAAATTTTCTTAATTTGGAATTACCTATTATTAATGAATCTCTCAATTTAAATATTTCAAATAACAATGGATATATTATTATTAATCACATAAAAGAGACACTTGACTCAAACATCAAAGAAATATACAATACTATAACTAAATACAAATTTATTTATTCAATTAATAATAAAATTCTTGACGATTTTAATGAAGATGAAAAAATTAATATTATCAAAAATGAAATCAAAGATACAAAAACTATAAACTTAGGAGTTTATTACTTAAAAAATAATATAGAAACATTTTAGTTTACCAAAACTATTATAACTATTACTATAACTAAACCAATTACACAACCAAAATATAAACATCTTGTTCTCCTTTTTGATTGATATTGTTGTGCTTTTTTTAATTCAACATTTGCTTTATCTACATGACTTAAACTATTATTTATATTTGTTTCTATATTATCAATTTGATCACCTTGCTGAGATACTAAAATAGACATATCTTGAAATAATTCTGAAATCTCTTCCACTCCCCTTGCTAATTTATTTATTCCTTCTTCTCTTTCTGCCAAAAGTTCTTCATCTAATTGAACTGCTTGCAATTCTTGATTCATAATAATATAAATAATAATACACTATTATTTATATTTTTTTTAAAAATTGAATAAATTAATCCAGTAAAAATTACATTGCAAAATGGAAATATGTGTTACACGATTCAATAATCAAACTTACTTGGAAAATAAAAAATTTAGAGAAAATAATAAAATTATTTGTATTTATTCTTCACCAGTTAAAATAACAGAAAATATATTACCTAATGAAGAATTAATTGTTTTAGAAATGAATAATTCTTCAAATCATATTGAAGGTATTGGTTTAATTAAAAATAAACTTTATTTAAAAGAAAAATACAAAATTTATACTGATAGAAACTATAACAGATACACTTACAAATCAAAATATAGAATTGATAAAAATGAATTCACTAGCTACGAATTAATTATTATTAAAAAATTAGAAGATCTAATATTTAAATCAGCATTTCACTGCAAAAGAGGTCAAGGAATACAAATTATACCAAAACACATTAAAAATGATAAAGAATTAAACTATTACAAAATTTTAAATGATTATATAAAATTTCGATTTAATAAATAAATGTATTTATTATATAATTATGAATGCTAATATAAACACAAATTTAGATGATTATAGTAATCAAGAATTAGAAGAACTATTAGAATTACCTAACGATTACACAAAAGATGATGTAATCAATACTATAAATTTTTTAAACAATAACTATTTTCAAGATAACGAAAACCTACGTGAATTTTTTGAAAATATTCAAAACAGATTATTAGATAATTACAACGAAAATCCTAATGAAAATATTTTACCTGATTTTGCTAATATTATTGAAACTATGGAAAATATGAATACTAATAATAATGATGAAGATAATGAAGATGATAATGATAATACAAGTACCAATGACTTATTTACACAAGATAATGATAGTTACAATATTTATGATTTAATTCAAAGAGATGAAGAACATATTGAAAATTATAATATTTATAATTATTTACATTTTAATACCTTATTTAGAGCCAAAAATAATTCATTATTAGAAACTGCTGTACCAGCAACTAACAGCAATTTTTTATTATCATCTCCAATAAATAATATAAGCAGAATCAAATTAGCATCTATTAATATAAAAAAACCATATTTAATTAGCTCATCTAAATCTAATAATACTTTCATCATTAAAAAATTTGCTACAATAAATGGTGTAACATCCTGCGATTTTTCAAATTCAATTGTAATTGAAGATGGATATTATGATGACCCAAAAACTCTTGAAAATTATTTAAATTATAATTATTTCGATAATTCATCTACCGATATTAGTTTTCTCAAAAATATACATTTTTCAATTAACGAAAACTCAAATAAAATATTATTTGAATTATCCAATAATTATTTAACAAACTCATCTACTACAGATGCATCTTTTGTATATTTCTCTCTTGACTTTAAAACAAACTATACAAAATATTATTCATTAGCAACTATTTTTGGTTTTGATTTTAATAAAACTTCATATTTTTATACTTCTATTAGTGATACTTGCAATAACAGATTATATAATTCAAAAATTAATTCAACTTACACTTTTTCAAACAAAGGTAATACCGAATTATTCTTTTGCTTAGATGAATTTCAATCTAATATTGTTGAAACACATAAACTATTTTTAAATAATAATATGTCTACTCAAAAAATCCTTGCTAAAATTAACGGTTCTCTCGGAACTTCACAAACAAACTACTATATAAATGAAACATATTCAATCACAGACACTCGTAATGACCACACAAGACAATATGATGGTGTTATTAATCTTCTAAATTTTAACATAAAAATCATAGATTATTATGGTAATATTGTTAATACTAATATAAATGAGGACTTCACATTTACATTAGAAGTTAAAATCAATAATAGCAGACTAATCAAAGACAAAAAATTTGTATCTCACCATCACGATAATTAATTTATTCAAAACTTTCTGCTAATTCTACTCCCGAAGTTCCAACTTCAACATCTCTTACTGGTGGTTTAACCACTACATCATTAATTTTAATTGTTTCTTTAATAACATTTATTTCAGATTCAGGTGGACCAGGAGGTTTTGTTACATGAATAACAAATTTATCTTCTGCTACATCTGGAACCGCCTGTTCTCCATTCATAAATTTAGCTTTGAATGCTTTTATTGACGCACCTGATAATGGTGGTGCCTCTTGCTGCAATCTTTCATATTCTTTTAATGTATATGCAGTCAATATATCTGCTGGGTCACGATCTTCTCTTGACATATTCATCTGCATTGTAACATATCTATAAAATGAACCAAATTGTTTAGCAACTGATGCATGATCTGCTGCTTTTTCTTCAGCGTTATAGAATTTTTTTAATGACTGAATTAATGCTGAAACTAATCCAACACCTCCAACTCCATATAATATTCCATTTTTAACATCTGGATCTTCTACACTTGTAGCAACTAATGAAATTGATGATGCAACACTTGTAACTAATATACCAGTAAGAGCTAAATCATTTGCAAATTTTTTCCAACCACCACCTGAATGAGCGTGCATAAATCTTAAACCTGCGGCCTTTTCACCCCAATCCGCAATTAATTTTTCCATGTTATCAGACCATGATTCCGCATTAACACGCTTTCTAATGTCACCTAGACGCGCCGAAACAAGCGCTTCTTGTTCTCCAGCACCTAAACTAGCTAAGTCGCCTTGGCCACCCATTTTTTATAATAATACGCAACAAAAAAAAATATTTTATATTAAATTGTCTTATTTATAATACAATAATGAAGTCAAGTAATTTTTATAGAGATTTATATAGAGAATTTCCTACATTAACAAACAAAATTAACGCAATTACTATAAAATTTCTTTTAATTCGTAAATATCTTTGACCAATAAATCCAAATAATAGAGACGATATTAGCACATAATAATTTAATACAACTTGATAAATATAATTTAAACAATTATAAGAATTAATTATTGTAAAATATACAAAATTTAATGTATTACAACCATAATATATACCATTTTCTAGTAACTTCTCAAAACCAAAATGATTTATCATAAATATTAAGAAACATAAACTGATAAAATTAGAATACAAAATGTTCAACAGCCTTTTGTGCTTGTTTTGTAATTTTTGATAATCCACATTCTTTTGCATACATTTTTCACGCAACTTAGTTACTCTATTTGACCAATATTCTTCTTTTTGTTCAATTTGAGTTTCAAGTTTTTCATTTTCTAACATAGCAGTTTTATGATCCAAATCAATATTTTGCACATAATTTTCTAATTTTTCAATATTAGATACATATTCAACTTTTTCATCCTCTATTAATTTAATAAATTCATTTACAGCATCCACATATTTACTCAATTCATTCAAATGAACATAAAATTCAGATGTTTTATCCTTTTTTGTATATTCAACACCAATAGGAAATACCTCTTTTCCTTTTAATAAATATTTCTTCAAATCTTCCAACCTCTTTATTCTTAATGCTTTCTCTAATTCTAATTTTGCTGTATGTTTACCCAAATCAATCAAAGCATTTTGAGTCGCTAGAACACTAGCAGCTTCCGCTTCTTCTCTAGTCAACATAATCTACCAAAAAAATAAAAATAAAAAATATTTATCAATTTTATTTTTATTTTAATTTTAATTATATACGCATCAATGTAAATACCTCATTTCCACAACTATATTCATGACTTAACAGCGACAATCCTACCATTCGAAATAAACTTTTTATTTCATCTATCTTGAAAATATAATAATATCTCTCAAACATCTTACCATAAGAATTCCATATTACAATATTATTTCCATAACTATTAAATTTTCTCCTAGTTTTTTGAGGCTGATTAATCGACCAAACAGACAGCAAAATTTTACCTCCTGGTTTTACTAATCTCTTCATCTCTCTTAATGCTTCTACCCTATGTTCCGGTGTAGATAAATGATGAAATACCGCAACACAAATTATACCATCCACCTTTTCATTTTCTAAATTCACTTTCGTCATATTACAATTTATAACATCTAAACCTTTTTGATTACAAATTCTTACAAAATTTTCACAATTATCAACTCCAATAAATTTAATATTCTCATGATTCATATTTCTACCATTACCACAACCTAAATCTAATACTAAAGAATTAGGTTTTAATTTATTTAAGAAATCTTCAACCCAACTCCATTTATTAACTCTAGTAACATCAAAATGTTCTGCTATTTCTTCATATACTTCATTCACATTTGTTTTTTCTAACATAGTTAACATCTAGTTTATTATTTAAAAAATATTATTTTTTTTTCAATTTTTAAAAAATTGAAAACATAAATATTTTTATATTTTAAGATATACCCAGTCAAATGACTACCAATAACGCCGTCATCGAGTCTATCACTTGCCCAATTACTCTTGCACCTATGCATAACCCTGTCAGCGCTCCAGATGGACAAACTTATGAAAAGGCAGCAATAGTCAAATGGTTGACTGAAAAAGGAACTTCACCACACGATAGACGAGTAATGACTGCCAATGAACTACAAGTTAATGCTGCTATTCGTTTCCTTTGTGATAAATATCATAGTGGAGAAATTACAGCAGCAGAAACTCCAAGAGCTAAACCTACAATTTTTAACAACTCTATCAAGTTAAATTGTGATGTATACAAAAGAATTACTACTAACGATAATCATGTAATGATGACTTTCGAAGTAGATGAATCTAATGACCATCTACAGTCTCTTCCTGAAGATGAAAGATATTTATCTCATGACCTTGTTCTTGTAGTAGATCGTTCTGGTTCAATGAATGCTGCAGCTACATCTCAAGATTCTGATGGTAATAATACAGAAAGTGGTTGGTCAGTTCAAGATGTTGTTAATCATGCTGCTTGTACAATTATTAAATCAGTAAATACTAATACCAGAATTGCTGTTATTGCATTTGATAATTATATTGAGGAAATTGTTCCACTAACACTTATGACTGAAATGAATAAGTCAACTACTATCGCAAAAGTAAAAGAAATCAAATCCAGGGGACAAACTAATCTTTGGGGAGGAATTGAGAAAGGAATTTCTATTCTTGATGAGCGTGATGATAAATCCAGAAATGGGGAAATTGTAGCTCTAACAGATGGTTCTCCTAATATTTCTCCTGCTCGAGGAGAAGTTGATACTCTAAAAAAACTGCGTGTTAAGAAAAACTTTACCGCTTCAATTTATACAATTGGTTTTGGATACAATCTTCAAGAAGGTCTACTTTATGATCTAGCCAAAGCAGCTAATGGAGGACATGGACATATTTCAGATGGAGGTATGATTGCTACTGTAATGTGCAATTTTATTAGCACAATTTTAACAACAATTGTTTCAAACCTCCAACTTCATGTAAAAACTACATTCCAAAATCGTGTTTCACCAGATTTTATGTTAGGAGATTATGAAACAAACATTTCTCCTAACAACGAAACAATCTTTGATATTGGAACAGTTCAGATACAGCAAACCCGCGATATTATCATGAATTTTAATCAAAATGAAAAATACGAAATCTATTATACTTACAAAATTGGTGGTCAACCATATACTAGCAATACTATTAATATTGATGCATCAAATTGTAATGGAGTTGCAATTCCCAAAAATATTACTGTAGACATTCATAAAAACCGATATGATGTTGTAAATTCTGTTCAAAAAATGATTAATTACAATTTAGTTGGTCAATATGATAGTTCACGTGATATTCAACTCCAACTTGAAAATCAATTTGAAGAATTTTCAAAAGTATCAGATGATAATCTAACTCATGGACTTCTAAATAATCTAAAGCAAACTACTGGAGACAAAAATTCAGGACAAATTAACATGGCTGTTACTAATCCTAATTACTTTAATAAATGGGGTAAGTTTTATCTAGCCCAGGTTTGCCGTTCCCTTAATAATCAGCAAAAACCAAATTTTAAGGATAAAGGAATGCCTTTTGGTGGTCCTACATTCGAAAACCTAATCGATCAAGCTAGCGATATCTTCAATTCTCTACCTCCACCTGAACCATCTCTTATTAACACAAGTCGTCAATATAATTCAAGTGCACCATATACTGGAATGCCTGGTCAGCATACTCCTCAACGTCCAATGGTTATGGCTAATCTAAATAATGCGGGTGGCGGATGTTTTGATTCAAATTGCACAATTACTATGGCTGATGGTTCCACCAAAATTCTAAAAAATCTTAACAAAGGAGACAAAATTCTATCTTGTGATCTTAATAATATTCCACAAATTGCCTCAATTGTTTGCATTCTTGAAATTAAAATTACATACGGAATTCGTGAATTTGTAGATTTTGAGGGTGGACTCTATATTACTCCCTGGCATCCTATCAAATACCAAAATGAATGGGTATTCCCCGCTAATATTAGGGCACCAGTTATTAAAAGTTGTAATTCAATTATTACTCTTGTATTAGATAATCATCATATTGGATTTATTAATGGTCATCAGTGCATTATGCTTGGTCATAATTACAAAAATGGAATCCTAAATCATCCTTATTATGGAACTAATGCAATTATTAATGATATGAAAAATCATTATGGATGGGAAAGCGGAAAAGTAGTTTTAAATGATACTTCCATTTCATTTATTAAAGAAAATGAAATGACCTCATCTATCAAAATTGATTGTTCTACAACAACTGTTGATGTATATTAGACATTCATTGGAAAGCATTTTGTCTTCTCACACGAGGAGCATTATCTGGAATAACATATGGTACACTTCTAAATACATCTTCATCTAGAATTACTTCATTAGACATATTATAACCACTTATAACAGAATTACTTTCTTCTAAAATATTTACTTTTTTTTCTAAATCATTAATTTTAAGAGTTAATGAATTTACAATTCTTACCAAATCTTCAAATGATGAAGTATCTGATATGATATTTGTCATATACATATTTACATACTTTTTTTTTAAATATATTTAATCTATTTAAAAACAAATTAATAATTTATTATTATTAATGGTCGCAATTGGTATAGATTTAGGAACTACTTATTCTTGTGTTGGTGTATGGAAAAATCAACAATGTGAAATTATTGCTAATGATCAAGGTATGAGAACCACTCCTTCTTATGTTGCTTTTACTGAAACAGATAGATTAATCGGAAATGCAGCAAAAAATCAATCTTCTCAAAATCCAGAAAACACTATTTTTGATGCAAAACGCCTAATTGGTAGAAATTTTAATGATCCATCTACTCAAAATGATATTAAACATTTTCCGTTTAATGTTATTGACAAAAATAACAAACCTGTTATTAAAGCAATGTATAAAAATGAAGAAAAAGATTTTCAACCTGAAGAAATCTCATCTATGATTTTAGTTAAAATGAAAGAAATCGCTGAAGCATATTTGGGTGAAACAGTAGATAGCGCTGTTATTACTGTTCCTGCATATTTTAATGACTCTCAAAGACAATCTACTAAAGATGCCGGTGCTATTGCTGGTCTTAATGTTTTAAGAATCATTAATGAACCAACTGCAGCTGCTATTGCCTATGGATTAGATAATAAAAAAGATACAGTTGAAGAAAAAAATATTCTTATTTATGATCTAGGCGGAGGCACATTTGATGTAACACTTTTAAGTATTGAAGAAGGAGTTTTTGAAGTCAAAGCAACCGCTGGAGATACACGATTAGGCGGTGAAGATTTTGATACACGTTTAGTTCAACATTTTACACAAGATTTTAAAAGAAAACATAAAAAAGATATTACAGAAAATAAACGCTCCTTAAGACGTCTAAGAACCGCGTGTGAAAATCTAAAAAAAACATTATCCGCATCTACTCAAGCCACTATTGAAATTGATAGTTTATTTGAAGGAATTGATTACACTAGCAACATTACCCGCGCAAGATTTGAAGAATTATGCGGTGATTTATTCCGTAAAACTTTTGAACCAGTTGAAAAAGTAATTAAAGACTCCAAAATTAGTAAATCTAATATCCATGAAGTAGTCTTAGTCGGAGGTTCAACTCGCATTCCTAAAATTCAAAATCAACTAACAGATTATTTTAATGGAAAAGCACTAAATAAATCAATTAATCCTGATGAAGCCGTCGCATATGGTGCCGCTGTACAAGCCGCTTTACTTTCTGGAGTTAAAGACTCTAAAATTGACGACCTTCTTCTTCTTGATGTTGCACCTTTATCATTAGGTGTTGAAACTAGTGGTGGCATTATGACTAAAATTATTGAACGTAATTCTACTATTCCCACTAAAAAATCACAAACTTTCAGCACATATGCCGATAATCAACCCGCTGTTACAGTTCAAGTTTTTGAAGGCGAAAGACAATTTACCAAAGACAATAATAAATTAGGCGAATTCACATTACAAGGCATTCCTCCTATGCCTCGTGGCATTCCTCAAATTGTAATTTCTTATGATTTAGATGCTAATGGAATCCTTACTGTTTCTGCAGTTGAAAAATCAAGTGGAAAATCAGATGAAATTAAAGTAACTAATGACCAAGGACGTCTTTCAAAAGAAGATATTGAAAAAATGGTTTCTGATGCAGAACAATTTAAAGAAGATGATGAAAAAGCCAAAGAAATGATTGATGCCCGCAATAATTTTGAAGGGTTAGTTTATCAAATGAAATCTACATTAAGTGACGAAAAATTATCATCTATGATTGATTCTGAATTAAAAACCGAGTTAGAAAAAGTAATTGAAGAAAACACAAAATGGCTTGATTCTAATCAAATGGCTTCCAAAGAAGAATATGAATCTAGAACAAAAGACCTACAAGAAAAAATGAAACCACTTCAAGAAAAAATGATGGAGGGGACCGGAATGTCTGGCGTTCCTAATATGTCCGATGATTTACCCAATACTAACCCTAGCGATGAAACCACTCATGGAACACCTAGATTTGTAGATATTGATGATGTAGATTAATACAAAGACCTATTGCTATAATTATCACTACCAGCCACAAAATTTATACAACAACAAACTACAATCATAACTAAAATAACACCAATAAGCATACCCAAACGATAATTTCCATTATCTAAAGTTCGACAAAATTCATGCAAATCATAACCATAATCATCAACATAACTAACATTTTCTACAATCTTCATATTACTTGCATCAATAGTTGATTCATTATTAAAATTTTCACTTACAATATAATAAATACATTCTTTATCACCGTCATCCAGATAATATGTAATATTATAAGTATAATAATTCTCATTTACATAAAACAAATTTTCTACTCCATCACTAAAATAACCGAAAATTAAATATGTTGTAATTACAGATGTCGCTACATGACGAGAATTGTATGATTTATGTGTGCTATGACTAGTATGTGTACTATGTGTACTATGACTGCTGTGTCCACCATGACCTCCATGAGAATGAGCCATAACAACTGGAATGAGCATAATCTTTGCAAACGTATTCATATTTGCTTTTAAAAATAAATTAAAAGCAAATATTTTAATCAATTTTTTTTATAAATTAATTTTTTATTTTTATGTATGAACATGTTCTAATGTTTGACTTGTACCAATTTCTAATTCTGGAATCTGTATTCCTTCTCTAGCAGTTGCAGGATTTCTTGTAAATGTATGAACATGTGCAATAGCACGATGTCTCATTACTCCACAAGAAATTGATATAATAATTAATACCAAAACTAAAACACATAAACATACTACCAAAATCGGATATAATAAAACACTATTATCATCATGATCATGATCTTCATGTATATCCTTTTTTAAACAATAACTATAATCTGAATTAATATGAACTAATGCACTAGGAAATGTAACATTTTCATAGTTTAAAATTGTATAATTTAAATTGTTTACTACCTTTGAATAATATAAACACTCTAATCTATGATCAGTGCTATCATGCACCTCAATATTATTTGCATAATTAACAATAGTATAATTATTATTAATTCCATCTAACACAAATCTATTTTCAATTTCATTTTCAAAATTACTAAAAATTAGATAATTTTTTACCACCGAATTTCCCACATATTCAATACTAAAACCAGTATCACTATGTGAAATTCTATAACTATGTTGAGAAGAATGGCCATCACTTACACTATGAGCATCACTATGTTCATGATCTAAATCACCATTTACAATAGAAAATAACAATAACAGATTTACAATTTTCATAATATGTTATTTAGCAACAAGTCTTTATATTTTTTTAAAATATAATAAAATGAGAAGATTAATTATTTCTGACCTTCATATAACACTTGAACATGGATCCATAAAATTAATTAATCTTGAATAATATGCTATTAAAATTGTTGCACTAATTGATAAACCCACAGCAAAACCAACTGAACAACCTCTCTTTTTAATATTAATCTCTCTTCTTCTAGGTGGACTTCTTGATGGCCTCTCCATTTTTTATATATTATTATTTTATATTTAATATATAAAATGAACTATTTTTTGGGTTTAACTTTAACAGGACTTATTACTGGAATATTTGCTGGATTTATTGGAGGAGGCGCCGAAATATTAATAGTTCCATTATTAACCTTTTTTGGCGTATTAAGTTCTCTCAAATCAAGAATTGCTACTTCTTTAATTATGTTATTACCACCAATTGGAGTATTTGCAGCAATTTCACTATATAAACAAGGTTTTGGTGATATAAAAGCAGCTATGTATATGGCTTTGCTTTTTACTATTGCTAGTTTCTTTTCTGCAAAATTCACAATTAAAGTTGATACTGACATTTTAAGAAAGATTTTTGGTATTTTTACTATCATCGCCGGCTTATACATCTTTTTTAATAAAGAAGATTAATGTCGTGAGGTCGCACGACTTCGTTAAAGCGAACGAAGGACGCTCATATAATAAGCCGACTTATGTCGGCTTGTTGCGTAAGGGGCAACCTCCCCTTAGACGACCAGTTAATAAAGCCGCATTAACTAAAATTTGTTAAATAAATCAAAAAACCTATTACATTACAAGTATTACTCAACAAATTAGTATTATCTTCTCCTAATAAAACCGCCAAAGTTTTTATATTTTCTTGTTTATCTTCTTCTATATCTTTAATATCTAACATATTACTTGATGCAAACATCACACAAAAATTAGGTAAATATATATTTGGATGATACAATATATCATAATTACCATCATGAATTACACAAGGCAATATCACACAACCTAATGTCCAAAAAATACCAATATATAAAGGCTTCAATTCACCAAAATTTTTCTTAAAATCTCTATAAAATAATGTTGATGTTAAAGCAAATAATAAAGGATATGTTTCTTCCTTTAATTTCAATAAATTTAATATATATACATAACTTGCTATTATAACTAATATACTTTCATTCATATTTTCAACCAAATAATCATAATAATTCACCTTAGACTCTGAATATACCACTAACTTATTTTCATCTTTATTATAATTTATAGCATCTAACAATCTATCTGTACCATATGTAAAAATTCCTATCGCAAATTGTAACAAAATCAATTCATTATTTAAAATATTTTCATGATAATAAGTTGTAGTAAATACATATTGCAAAATATTTAATGGTATCCCCAAATTTGAACCTATTATTGGATTATAAATCGTTGAATTTGCTAACATATTAACATTATTATTTACTAAAATAGGTCTTTTTATTAATCCATTTGCTATAAAACCCATTAATTACTATCATTTTTTTTATTTAACTTTTAATATTTACAATATATATTATGGAAACCGATAAATTACAAAAAAAAGATTTAGAATTACAATCAAATAAAGATATTCTAATGTATTATCAAACTACCATCAGAAATGTAGCCTTAACAACTACAGTTTCATTTGCTGCATTAGGATATTCCAGATTTTATAGAAGCAAAAGTAGTATATATGCATCTGGTTTAGTTTTAGTTTCTTTATTAATTATTTCAGCTTCTTGTATTATAAACATCAATTTATATAACTTGATAAATAATCACACGATAACCGATGTTTCTTTAACTTCTGCTAATAACTTTTTAATCGTTAACATATTATTTATGATATCTCATAGTATCATTATTTTATTTGGTTTATACACATTTTATAGATTAATAACCGGCAATAAATTTGATTAAATTTAATAAAATATTAAAAAAATATTATTAATATTTTTTATGGATAAATCACCCCCAAAAAAAATATTAAAAAGTAATACTGAAAGATTTATACAATGGTTAATTGAAAATCCTAGTAAATGGCGTGTACCTACTTACAGAAGAATTCAAATAAACAAAATTAGACCAATTAAAAAGAAAAAAAAAGAAATTACTCTTTAAATATATTTGCCCACATACCACCTATAAAATTAATATTTTTTTCAAAATAAAATACTGAATGAACCTCATCAAATTCTAAATCTAAAAAATTAAATTTAACATCATTTTCATAACAATTTATTATATTATTTTCTATTAATGATGAATCATAATATAATTTATCATATAAACCACAATTATAAAATATAACATCTGTAAATCTTATCAATTTTGAACTTAATCTAAAAGTTTCAATATTATATTTACTATTATAATTAAATTCCAAATTAAAATTATTATTATCTGCATAACCTCTTATCACATCATCCTTTTTTTCAAATTTTATATTTCCTTTTTTCTTAAATAAATTATCTGGATCTAATGATATAACATTTGATACATAATCCATTATTAAAGTACCTTTTAAATTATTTTTATCTACCACATATGTATTTATTTCACATCTTGTTGCTGGACCATCTGTTAAAAAATCAAACACAGGACTTGTACAATTATAAATATTTATACTTATAAAATATTCTTTATCTGTTTTCTTTAATATTGCCGTATCTAACATATCAAAATTATTATCATTTTCTCTTAAAAAATGTTTTATTCTATTATATTGATTATTATTCAACCGATAATTAATATATGTTGAATAAGAATTTACTAAAAATGGAGCATGTAAAACATTCTTATTTATTGGATTTGCCGTCAATGAAGGCATCCCACCCAACATAAAATTGTAAAATAATTTCAAAAAATTATTTGATACAAACATTATTATACTTATTAATATTATGTTTAAATTATGATGTTTAATATTAAATACATATTTAATATTAAATTATTATGGATAATCTTATTCAAGTTTTTGAAAATTCTATTAGTTCTAGAGTATGTGATAATTTAATACACAAATTTGAACATAATATAGACAATAAAAAAGGAACAACTATTGGAGGATATAAACCCGAATACAAAAAAACTATGGATTTAACCTTTGGACCCCATGAAAATACACATCTTTTAGAAATATTTAATTTACTTAATTCTAAATTAACTTATTATGTTAATAAATACAAAAATATTACTAATTTTCAACTGCCTACAAATTTCATAAATCAATATCATATGATGATGAAATATTTAAAAAATGACGGATTATATGAATGGCATAATGATTTTCATTTATTAGGAACTTCAATAGGTGATGCTGATGATAAAAGTGGAACTTGTAGAATATTAACTTACTTATTTTATTTAAATACTATTGATGAAGGAGGTGAAACCGAATTTATTGACGGCACTAAAATTAAACCTGAAAAAGGCAAATTATTAATTTTTCCAGCAACTTGGCCTTACGTCCATAAAGGAAATATGCCAGTAAGTTCAAACAAATATATTGTAACTGGATGGTTACTACTTAAAAATTTATAATAATAATTAAATAGTTATGACTAATTTAATTCAAAATTACAAAAATATTATTAGTAATGAACTTTGCGACAATATTATTAAAACTTTCAACAATAATATATCTCACAATTCAACTAATTCTATTAAAGAAAAAATACTAGTAAATGATATATCTAGTACAGTATTAGTCACTCGAGATACTAATGCTGTCTTTTGTATTATGCACAAAAATAGTAATATTTGGAAAAATTATTATAATACTTTATTACCAATTATTACCAAAACAACTGAAAATTATATTTCTAATTTTTTACATAATCATAATAATATTACTTTTACAAATATTGAAATCTCTCCTATTTTCTATATACATAAATATATCCAAAATAAAGATTTCTTCAAAAAACATAGTGACCATGTAACAATTTTAAATTTTGGTTATAGAAGTATCACTTTAATATTTTATTTAAATGATGTTATTGAAGGTGGAGAAACACAATTTATTGATGGAACCATAATCAAAGCTGAAAAAAGTAAACTATTAATTTTTCCATCTACTTGGACATACGTTCATGAAGGATTAATTTCTAAAACCTCTCATAAATATATTATTTCTGCTGGAGTAAAATTTAAATTAAAAACTATTTAAAATTTTTATTAGTATATTACTAATATGGAAAATATAATTAAAAAACTTATTTGCACTTATGAAAATGTTTTAACCAACAGAATGTGTGATAACATTATTAATAAATTTAATAACTGCAATAATACAAACAATACTTCTAATAAAGATTCTAATTTTTCATATTATACAATAAACAATAAGTCATCTGATTTTAACCAATGGAAAGAAATAGATGACATTATTTGTAAAATCATTGGAGAACATACAATGCTTTATAATAAATATTGCAATGACACAATCGATCAATTTACTTACAATCAATTTCAAGATAATGGATACACAATTTATAAATATTATAAAAATACTGGATTTCAAAATTTTAAACACGATTTTGAATGGAACCATTTGGGTGCTGCTATGGTATCCTTTATCTTTTTTCTTAATACAATTGAAGAAGATGGTGAACTCGAATTTATTAATGGAGTCAAAATTACACCAAAAAAAGGTAATTTAATTTTATATCCTGCTACTTGGGACATGATGTACAAACATAACATGTCTAAAAATCAAGACAAATATACTATTGTAGGAAAACTATATTATAGAGATAAATAATATAAATATTATAAATTAAATTTATTAATGTCTAATTTAATTTATACAATAAATAATAGTCTTGATATATCATTTTGCAATACACTTATTAGTATATTCAATCAAAAGGAACATGAAAATAAAATACATTCTTCTAAAATTTCTGGCGATAAAATTAAACAAAAAATACGAAATAGCTCATATATTAGTGTTAATTATGACCTTCCTAACATATATTACAATATATTAAATCAAAAATTAAAAGAAGCCTTCAAACTATATTTATTACATATTAAAAATTATAATATTAATCTACAAAGTTTAAATAACAAAAATTTAAAAATTATGGAAAGCCATATATCTCTCAACAAATATAATAAAAATGATGGATATTATACTTTTCATAATGATTTTAATGTTGATGTACAAAATGGTTATAGATTATTAACATTTATATGGTATATTAATGATGTAACTATCGGAGGAGAAACTGAATTTATTGATGGAACCAAAATTACACCAAAACAAGGCAAATTATTACTTTTTCCTTCCACTTGGACATACGTTCATAGAGGCAATATACCTATTAGTTCAGATAAATACATCATCGTTGGATGGCTTGAACTTTATTCATAATAATTCTTCTATTTTTTCTCTTAAATCATCCAAATTAGGTAATGGAAGTGAATCATAATCTATAATTATAGGAAAATCTGGATTATAATAATTATATAAATTTGGTTGATGCGGTATCACATTCATCGGATACGGCCAGTGACTTGTTGTTCTTCGTGTTTCAAAATATCTCTTTCTATGTCTTCGTTCTTTTTCATCATTTCCTTCCTTATTTTTTGGTAAATAACACAAATATTGTACTAATCTCTCTTCATTACAATCCTCATCACCACACAAATTTTGATGAAATGTTCTTGATTCCCAAACTACCAAATCTCCTGCATTTACACTCAAAATTCTTTGCGAATCTAATATAGTTTTTATATATTCAATTTCAATTACATTAAAATCTCTCGGTTCATCTATATTCATCCTCTCAAAATAATCTTCATGCAATAAATTACTTCCTTCATAAAGCTGTAATGTTCTCTCCACATTATTTGTTAAACTCACAAAAGATTGATAACAATTAACTCCCTTTTTTCTTGATGATTGATCCGTATGTGTCCAATATCTATCTTGTGATTTATATTCTTTTGGATAATAACAACATCCATCAAATGAAGTCACCAATTCATCCGTTTCCCATAATTCTTTAAAAACATTTACAATTTTTGGATTAGTTCTTACTAACCAAGCAAATCTTTGATTTCCTACTTGATGATGTTTAAAAATACCATTAAAATCTATCATAGAATGTAATTCTCTCAAATTTGGTACTTCATCTAACCATTTATTAAATTCACTTTTATATTCATTCACTTCTTCCTCTGATAACAAATTTCTAAATATTGTATATCCCTTTTCTGTCAGTTCTTTTTTATGATTTTCCATTAAATAATTTAACAAGTATATCTTTATATTTATAATATATAATGTACAATCCTTCTGGAATCAAATACTTTATGCATATTACTAGTCTTAATAATGAACTTTATTTACCCGTTGAAATACGAAGAATTATTTGGGAAGAATGTCACTTACTTAAAATTATTCAATGTTGGATATGTAATAAAGTATTAATTAATTTTAATGTAAATATCTTACATAATGATGAAGAAAATTCACCTGAAAATTATAGTATTATCAATGGAGTTACTAAATGTAATAAATGTTTTGTAGATTAATACATAAACATTTTATATTTATATAATTTACAAATGAAATCCTTTTTTCATTTTCTACTCATTTTGCTTCCAGTCCATTCTTCCTACATTTTTAGCTATCCTGCTAATATTTATAAAAAAAAATACAATGATAAAATTATAAAGGTTTATGAACCTGAAAATATTGATAAAAAAAATCTTGAATGTTTACTTTTTTTTACTGGAGCAAATTCTTTCATTCCTGGAGACATTTACAATAATTTTATTAGTTCTTTAGTTGATTACAAATATTCTGTTTCTGTTTTACCCAACGATCTCCAAGCATCTTATGAATATATTAGAGATATCGAAAATGAATATTCATCAATCATACCAATAGCACATTCTTCTGGATGTGTTAATGCTATTAATCTCGCTAATAATTTCAAAAATATTAAAAAAGCCATATTCTTAGACCCCGTTGATAATAGTAAATTATTTAATGTATTTAATAATATTCAAAATGAAAAATTATTTTATTTAAAAGATTTATTAATTATTACAGCTGAAAAATCCTACAAATGGTCTCTTGACCCTTTTATTCTTCCATTTATACCTGCATTTCGTCTTGATATGAAAAAATTACTTTCTTTAAAAAGTGACCTTAATGTTGAATATATTGAATCTGAAGAACACGGACATTGTGACCTTCTTGACCCTTTATGGGCTGATTTAATGCACGGAACTATCGCTAAAGGTGTTGATAATCGTGACTACAAAAATCTTCAATTATATCATGTTTGGTTAACTCAACAAGTTCACAATTTCATTTTTAGAGATGAAAATGAGAACAATTACACACCATGTAGTTATGAAGATCCTACTGAAGATAGTTATTAATTATTCTTTTAATATTAAATATGCACCAATTGCTATAAAAACTATTCCAACATAATTTTCTGTTATCATTTTTTGCTTAAACATATACAATGATGCTAATGTTAATATTGGTAAATATATAGCTAATGCTAATCCATCCATTTTACCCAAATTTAATTTATTTACAATCGCATGATACCAAACAAAAATTCCAAACAATAAATTTAATGCAAATAATATAATAAATATATAACTTACATCAGGCTTAAATATTATATCTTTTGGAAAAAAAGCTAACAATACCAATACCGATATTAAATATGTATTTATTATTATCTTACGTAAATCATATTTCTCTGCCAAATATTTTGAAAATATTACATCAAATAAATAATGTATAGATAAAGCCAATGAATAATACACCCAATACATTAATATATAATTATAAAACTTTATTTACTATTATTTCAAATAATTCTTCCGGTAATTTATAACATTCCAAAAAATTATTATAAATACTCATTAACATTTTATTATTCTTTTTTTTTGTATATTTATTTATAAATTCTGCTTCTAAATATTCCTGTAGAAAATTTTTAAATTTTAATCCTGGATTCCAATTTACTGGACAATTATAACTTGTACAACAAAAACACTTACTATTTTTATTATCATAATTTAAAAATAGTGGTTGTTTTCCCGATTCTATTACATAAAAAAAATATAATATTTTACCATCTACTTTTTTTGTATTTTCACACAATACATTTAAATACTTACACCATCCTAATTTACTAAAATTGTATTTTATTATATTTAGTGGCTTAAATGGATAATCATTTGGCGCCATATATTCTATTAAACTTTTTCCATTTTTTACTATTTCTATATGTAAATTACTATCTTTATTATAACTATTATTCATTAAAAATGTATTTATTTTTATAGTACTATAAAAATCATTTTCTCTTTTTAGTAAATTATCAAATACATATTTTTTATCTAAAAAATATTCTAATTCTTTATTTACTCTTTTTAAAGTCATCCTACTCATTATTATATTATACCATTATGTCTTAAAACTAATTAATACATTATTATTTGTTACTTTACAAATACAACTATTTGAAATTGATACTTTACAATTTCCTGGAATCGAATTCATAAATGTTTGTATTCCCTTCTTTGATGGACTATTTTTACCATAACGATAAAACAACTTCGCAAAAACTAAATTCCAAAAACACAACGGATGTTTCAAATAATTTTCAACATTAAAATATACATTATCACTATGTCCATCATAATTATGTTTTACTGATTCTAAAAATGGCTCAATCAACTGCTTCATAATTAACATATTCCATTCATCTGATTGCCTCGCCAAACCAATTAAATTTTCTTTCACATTTTCACCAAATGTATCTTCCAAACTACTATGAACTTTATTTCTATATTTACCTCTTACCGACCAATCTGGTGTTGTATCTTTAAAATACGGAACATTATTATTATGTGCAAAATTATATACACTTTCTTTATAAAAATTTATCATCGGACGAACCATTTTTACATCATTTACTACATTTGTTTCCTTTATTACAGCCAAATCTAATACATTCCGTCCTCTACACACATTTGCTACTATATTTTCAACAATATCATCTTTATGATGACCTAGCAATATTTCATCACAACTTTCCGCAGCTAAAACTTCCTTATATAAATCAAATCTTATTTTTCTTGTATATGATTCATAATCACTTCTCTTAATTGAACCCCTTTTTACATCATCAATACTTTTTACATATAACTTAATTCCATTATGTTTACACCAAACTTCCATAAATTTCTGCTCATCTTTTGTTTCTTCACGATTATTATAATTAATATGAATCCCAACTACTTCATAACCTAAATAACATAAAATTGTTGCTACTACCATTGAATCTACTCCACCCGATAAAGACACAATGTATTTTTTCTTAGCATCTTGCTTCACATATTTTCTAAAACAAATCAACATTTCATCATCTTCAAATGCTTGATTTGAAATTTTGTTAGTATTACATGGAATATATTCCAAAATATTTTCAAATTTCGAAAAATCAATATCACTAAATGAACCCAAAATATTTAATAGGAACATCTTTCTATCTACAAATATTTAAAATTTTTTTTAAATATCAATTTTTTACAAAATTATTATAATAAACTTTTTAAATTCCATATTGGTATACCCTTATTTAAACTTAACTTACATAATTCATCCGCATAATGACGACAATCATAAACTCCCAATATATATTTTTTATGCAATCTTTTCTCTAATTTTACTATCTCTTCAATACTATAATTTGATGTTCCCCAATACAATTCTTTACTATATAAAAATTCCATCTCTCCACCTAATCCTTTATAATCTATAAATTTTCTATCTAGACCTGGAAACATCTCTGATATATTTTTACGACTTTCAAATGTTGTCATATAATCTCTATCATCATTAAACGCCCTAAAATCAAATCTTACTTCTTTCAAGTTATTTTTTAATGTTACACCTGTATGTATTATTAAATCATTAGGTTTCTCTAAATTTAAATACACCTTCGTCGGATTTATGACAAAATTCATCAAAAAATATATCAATAACATTATAATATAAATATTATATTATTAAATATATTATTATGTTTGATAAATACTACCAAATACTCGAAGTAGAAAATAACGCTTCTCTCGATGATATCAAAAAAGCCTACAGAAAACTAGCAATCAAATATCATCCCGATAAAAATCCAGACAATAAAGAACAAGCCGAAGAAAAATTTAAAGAAATCTCTCAAGCATATGAAATATTAACCAATAAAGATAAATACGCACAAGACCCTCGATTTAGACAAAATAATATACCACAAATTAACCCTCACGATTTATTTCAACAAATATTTTCTCAAATGAATATGCAGCAAAATATGTCTTTTGGTCATCCAATTTTTATGAATATGTCCCAAGGCATCAATGTCGTTCAAATGCCTCCAAATGCTGTTATGAGATCTACATCTACTAGAATTGAAGACGGCAAAAAAATTGTTACCATTACCGAGCGAATTAATGGACAAACACGAGTTCAAACTATTACATCCGACGCTAACTCACCTAATCTTGTTAATATTATGCAAAAAATAAACATTAATTAATTACACATTTAAATATATTTAGTATATTAAGTATAATGTTAAAATTTATATTCAAAATTTTGATGATTATATCTACACCAGCACAGGCTTTTGTTCCTTGGGGTAATGGATTACCTAATTTGAAATTGCCTATACACAACACTCCCGATGTATGCCCTGAATATATTGAGAAATATGCAAAATATTTAAATACCGAACAAAGTGAATTTATTGTTAAAAAAATTACTGGGGTATTACCACAAGTAGATAGTGTAGCTGGTTATGTCTTACATACTAATGATGTTTTAATCAATAAAATTCTTAATAATCCTATGCTTGATTTAGAAACTAAAAAACATTGGGTTCTTTTCTTCATTAAAATCACACAAAATGGAGACAATATGGGACATCAATTATTACAATACTATCACGATTTAGTTAATTGTCTTCTTTAAAATTTACTTAAAAATTTTAACATTATTATAATTATAAATGTTAAAATTCATTTTTCAAATACTTTATCCTGATTATGATTGGGAAGCACGCAAAGAATACAGAGAAAAATTAACACAAGATTTATATGAAATACAAAAATACAGAATGCCTTTATGGCAGTAAAAATACAAAAAAAAATTGATTAAATTTTTATTTTTATAATTTAATCTATAAAATCATGGTTTTGGACGAAATCTTGAACACATATGTCCCTTTGCGTGCCTCAATTGAGAATAACGACAACGGCAAGGTCAAACTTGGATGCGTCGCCTTCAATCCTAAGTTAAATCATCAGTGTGTTTTACGCGTTTGGCCATAATCAATACAACCTAACCAACAGAAAATCTGATGTATGTACTGATTGTGTTCATGCTGAAGTTGATTGTGTACAACGTCTCAAAAAATCACAAAAAAAATGTCCTATTAATATTATCGTATTTCGCACTAATAACAAGGGTGATAAACTAATGATGGCTAAACCCTGTCAAAATTGTCTTGATACTATTGATTTTACACTTAAGAAGAAAAATTACAATCTTAAAAAACTAATTTACACCGATGAAAACGGAAATTTAGTAAATATTTAAATTAAAATTGAATTATTTTAAACATTTTTTTTATGACATTATAAAAATGTTTAGGCTCATTCCCGTTCCCACCAATGTTATTACCAATATTTCTAGTATCTTATTTTCCAGTGAACCATATAAACAACTAGGTAGATGGTGTCACCCTGGTATCCCTAATTGCACTCAAGATGTTTTACTTCGAAAAATTGATTTTGCTAATTCAGACAACAATTTCTGCAATAAAAAACCACAAACTTTCGTCACCACAAGAGTTCCACTCGACAAACTAGAGATAAGTGATAATGTTCAATCTAACACTTTTACTCCTCAAGAATACATCGATGCTATGCATAATTAAATGTATTGTATTTCTTGATAAACTCCATATAAACACATAAATAATGCATATAATAGCACAATAACCCAAATTAAATTTGCTATTTCATCATGCATATTACTCGTCCCATGTAATATAAGAATAATTGGTACTACTACAATAATTGGGATACATATAGATAATAGAAGTTCTGGGTCATTTCCTTGACTCATGATTTCTATTTATTTATTTATCATTTTATAAATCAATTTTTTTTGTAATATATGTATCATAATTATTGAAAAACTCTATATACACAAATATATAATACATATATTACCAGCATAATCCAAATTAAATTTCCTATTTTATCCCATCTATTATTAGTCAAGTGTTCAATTTCTCTAATTAATATTACAAGAAGAACTGGTATACATATCCATAATAGAAGTACAAGGTCATTTTCTTGACTCATGATTTCTATTTATTTATTTATCATTTTATAAATCAATTTTTTTTATTACAATTTAAACCTTTTTTTTGTAATATATTAATGTATCTTATCCCTATTGTTAGAGCAAATCGTGCTATTGCTGCTTCTTTATTATATCCACAACACCCAGTTCAGGCTATCGCTGCTACAGAGGTTATTAGTGTTTTTGGACCTTTTTTAAATCCTAAAATGTATACTAAAATTATGGCTTTAACCTTAGCCATCATGTATAATCCTAATTTCTCTCATTTTTTTTTTCAAAATTATCAAAAAACTCAAAATTATTATTACCAAGCTGAAATATGCACCTCATTATTATTCATTTTAACTCTTGCTATTCAATATATTTAAAAACAATTCACATATTATTAATAATGGCTCTCTCCAACCTAGATAAAGGCAACCTAACAAGATTATTTCAAATGATAAATATCGATAATACCAATGAAAATACTTTAACCACAATTCAAAATGACTATTCTACATATGGAAAACTTGAATTAATCGCAAAACAAATATCTTTTCTTCAAAATGAAGCTCTCAATATATACAATAATCATACATTTAGTAGCGAAATCAACAATATTAAATGTAATTTTAAAAAAGTCCCAGGCACGTATTACTACTTATATGAAACAAATAACACCAAATTCTTATCTTTAATATCTAATGAAGAATGGTCTTCTTATGATAAATTCATTTGCAAGGTTTATTATGATTTTGATTGTAATTTTAAAGCAATTTAAATACTTAATTACAATATAATGTAATGATTTTATATCCTATTATTAGAGCAAGTAGAATTATTACTGCTTGTTGTCTTGTTAATCCTACACATCAACTACAAATTACAGCATTTACAGAAATAATTGGTTTTAGTATACCTATTTTTAATGAAGGATTACCATTAGAATCTTATATTATACCTCTAATATGTGATTACCAACAAACATTATTTTTATTATATGAATACAATAAAGAAAAATATCATCAAATTGAATTAATCTCTCTCATTTTATTATTAATTTTTATATATTATAAATAAACTACATTTGGACTATTTTCCCAACTCGTATACAAATCCGCTTTTGATGTTGGTTTATCTAATTTTAACAATCTCTCTAACGCTTCTAACCTTCTCTCACGAGGATTTTGTGTAGGTTTATCTTTCTGAATTTGTCTTGATATATATTTCCATCTCCATTCACATTGTAATGCCGCATTCCACGTTGGGCAATTTTCTATAAAACATACATAACTCCATATTTCTCCTTTTTTTACCTCTATTGATGTTGCTACTGCGCCTCCTTTAATCTCACAATTATGTTGGCGAATTCTTTTATCTAAATCTACTGTTGCACCTATATATGTCCGTCCGTTTGTCGCTTCAATGAAATACACATAAAAACCCATATAATATTAATATTTCTTATCTTTTGTTATTTCTAACTCATTCTCTATTTCATAATTCCTGTTTTTTAACCATTCTTCACAAATCTTTCTGTCTTTGCTATATTTTTGATGTCTTATTCCATAATTTCTAAAACCAGCAACATAATATTCAGTATCATTTTTAATATACGAACTAATAAAACCAATATGAGTATTCTTATTTTTTGATTGATTATTTTCAATATTAGTAACCCATCTTAAATTACTAACATTATTATTAGATGGATTATTATCAATATGATGAATTTGTGGTAGGTTTTCAGGATTAGGTATAAATGCTTGTCCTACTAATCTATGAACTGCTTTTCTACAAAGTTTTCTACCTGAATCCGGAATTCTAAATGATACATAACAATAATTATCTTTATCTTTTTGTTGTTTTAATATATTTTTTGTTCCAAAATTCTTAACATTACCCATATTAGATACATAATGATTTAATGTTCCCTCAATTTTTTGCCATTCTTCTTCCATTCTATAATTTTAATAAATTAATTTTAAATATATTCAATTTTAAAATTAACTTAAATAAATATAAAGTATTATATTAATGATTGATACAATCGTTCAGACACCGTGGCAGAGTGGTGATTGCGCTGGACTGCTAATCCAGTTCCCTTTGGGAGCGCGAGTTCGAATCTCGTCGGTGTCGTTTTTTAATGCCGGTATGTCCGAGCGGTTAAGGAGTGAGATTTGAGTCCTCATGGGCACAGCCCGCGCAGGTTCGAGTCCTGCTGCCGGCGTTTTTATTTGGGTTGATAGCTCAGTTGGGAGAGCAGGAGACTGAAGATCTCAAGGTCCTGCGTTCAATCCGCAGTCAGCCCATTTTTATTTGGGGATGTAGATCAATTGGTAGATCGCTCGCTTTGCATGCGAGAGGTAGGCGGATCGAAGCCGCCCATCTCCATATTGCCCGGCTAGCTCAGTGGTTAGAGCATCGCACTTGTAATGCGGAGGTCGGTGGTTCGAGTCCACCGTCGGGCTTATGGCCGGATAGCTTAACGGTAAAGCAATCACATAGTTAGTGATGGATATTGGTTCGATTCCTTTTCCGGCCTAATTCTTCATATTTTTTACTTAAAAATATTAAGAATATATAAAATGGGTTGTACTAATTCTATCCCAATTTCTGCATCAATTAATGATGAAATTAGGGAAATTGAACACACTACTTATAATAATTCTCGTATAATAAATCACCAAAATAATAAATCCATAATATATAAAAATGGATATACATGATGTTTTAGAAAATATCCACGAACTTAGTATTCAATCTGTTGAAGTTGTACAACATCCTGTTATGCTTTCACAAGAATCATTCAATTATATTTTAGCCAACATTCAATTCAATTATCTACTTATCATATTTACTATGGGATGCTTCACATCTCTCTTATTTTGTCACAAAAAACCTATTTCCAGAAAAAAATTGATAATTTTACCATCATATGAACCTCCTAAATCTCTCGAAACTGACCCTATTTTAGCAAAAGTTTAATTACCTTGCATCAAATGATAGAATTGTAACATCAATGCTGCTTTTCTCTCTGCCCGTGACTGATATTTCTTTATTTCTTTCGACTTATCATTTACGGGTATCTTCTTTGAATCATCCTCCTTCTTTTCTTCCTGCATTAATAATATACTTATCATATCTTTAAGTTTATTATTCTCTCACTTTTTATTTCATAATAACGACCTGCTACACGCAATTGTTTTAATGTTCTATACATCATTATTCCTAAAATAAAACTCATCAATAAAAATATATTACCCATTATTAAAATAAATAATGGATGCCCATTAGAAAAACTAAATAGATATATTTCATATAACCCCATTGCACCTATACCTACATCTAAAATTATCATAATAAATGCTGATTTTGTCTGCCAGCTATATACATATTTTACTTTTGTATATACATCTACATTATTAAACTCTTCCAAGCAAACACTACATTTTTCACCTTTCTCATGTATTAACTTTATCTGACAATGATAATGTAAATACATATTTCTACAATTACACGGACTTAATGGTGCCGAATCTAATGCACAAATATAACATTCACCTAATTCATTCATATTATTTAACTATTTATAATAAACATAATTATTTAATATTTATTATAAATGATATTTGATAAAGGTAGCGATGGAATATGTATATTATTACATAATATATGTATTAAAATACCTACTCGTTATAAAGAAGTTCAAATTCAAAAAATAGCAGCTCAATCTAAAATATCTCCTAAAATATATTTTTATGCTTTTAGTATATGTATTATGGAAAGAATTTATGGAAAAACATTAGATAAATGCACTCAACTTGAATTAAATTTATGCCAGGAAAATATATTACATTGTTTAAATAAATTAATCAAAAATAATATCCTTCATAATGATTTACATTTACAAAATTTAATGTTAGATAAATCAAATAAAGTATGGATTATAGATTTTGGTGATGCTAAAATAATTAATGAACCTAATAATTTAAGTATATCAATTTATCAAATAGAATATTCTGCTAAATCATATAAAAAAATATTGATTTTTAATAAATAATTATTTTGTATTTGCCACAATCCATACTACTATCGATATTAATAAACTACCAAAATTATCTAACATCTGTAATCCTTCAATCGCATAATGTGATATCCATGGTTGATCATGCACATAACCCCATTTTACTGTTTCTGCTACTACCTCACTTACACGTGTCGCCACATTATAATCCACTTCAGCCAATTTATTCATAGCCATTATTGTTATTGGCCTTGGAATATTCACCAAAAATGTCATATATTTATTATTATTTTTATTCTTTTATATCTTCTTTTACATATGTTTGTTTGCATACATTTTTAATGATTTTTTCATCTACATTATCTATCGGCTTTCCTGCAGCAGACATAGCCTTTGCATAATATATCGCTTTTGCATCGTCATCCAAATAATCTGGGTTAGCATCTTGCCATTTTTTTAATGCCGTATAATTCTTATTTGATGCTTTCTTGATTACTTCTTTTATCTTTGTTTTATCTTTATCTTTTTCCCATTTATCATCTTCTTTGATATATAGTGTTTCACGCTTTGTATCCGTGCAATGTAATGGTCGTTCATGCACGCTTAACTTATTCATATTATCCATAATCACTTGTGTAATTCCTTTTTCTAATCCTTTTGTTTTTGTTAAATCTAATTGCTCTAATGAGACCTCAATTGATTTGATAAAATCGCTCATATTTATTGCATTTTTACAATCTTCATTTAAAAATACATTTATGTTAAACTGATTAGTGTTGTTTGTATTGTTGCTATTTGTTGTATTATTATTACCTAATTTAGGTGCAATATCCTTTATAGCATCTGTTAATTGTGATATTTGGTCTTGTTGTTTTTTAACAACTTCTAAAATTGCATTTTGAGATGCAGAAGTTTCTGTATCTTTTGCTGTTTGTAAACATATTTGATTATGTTTCCAAAGACCAGAATTGCTCTTAAAAACTCTTTCACATTTTGGACAAATTAATTTTTCGGCGACTTTTGCGACTTTTTCATTTCCTGAGATTTCCAAAACGCGATTTTTATGTTTTTGGGTTCGTAAATGTTTTTCATAATCAGATTTCTTAAATGTTGAATAGTTACAATTTTCACAAACAAAATTTTTGGCGACTTTTGCGACTTTTTCCATTTCCTATAATGGAAATATAAAAAGTCTCTAAATTCTTTTTTTATTATTTATTTAAAAAAAACAAATTTTGCATCACAAAAATTTCGCATAAAAAAAAAGTATTTTTGCAGGGTCATCGAGTAAAAATGAAAAATCAAGAAGCGTGCAAATCGGAATTTCTATAAAGGCTACGATATATTAAAAATGGACATTTATTTTGTCCAAAATCGAAAAAAAATTGACTTTTGGAATTTTGAAAAAAATGCACTTTAAAAAGAGGAATATTTTTGTTATGTAATAGCGTCACAAAGAAAAAAAGGCGTTTTTTGGGGTATTTTTCTTTAAGTTAAAAAATAAAATATATAAAATATATAATGAATGTTTCATTTAATGGGAGAGATAGTCCAATGTTTCCATCATTAGTTGATTTTTATACATTTTATCATTTATTTTCAGGATTATTTGCTTATATAATTCTACATAAATATTTAAAATTTTCATTATTAAATAGTTTCATTATTTACAATTTATTACATTTAATATATGAATGTAAGGATTTTTATTATACATATTTGAAAAAATATTATGGACCAAGACAAGTTTATAGTGAGAGAGTGCGGGATTTAGGTTACCATTCAAACAATAGTTATATAAATTCAATAAGTGATTTAGTATTTGGTATAGTAGGTTTCTTAATAATACCAACATTAAAAAAAATAACATAAAAAAAATGCTTTTTTTTTGGGTTTTTTATTTTTTTACACAACACACACCTACTCTACTTCTCTAGAACAACGCCTACTCCTCATCAGATGAGGCCTTCAGCTCGGCTGCCCTGTCGTTCCACTCCTCACGCTCCTCCTCATCAAGTGCCTTCCACATCTTGCCGAGCTCGGACATAACATCCGACTGCTTCACCTTGGCGTCCGCCTCCTCAAGGGCGTCCTTGAGCGTCTGCACAACATCCTCGCGCATCGCCTTCTGGAAGAGGATGTAGCCCGAGACACGCTTCTTCTTGGGCTTGTCGTCCTTCTCCTTCTTCTCCTTCTTCTCCTTCTTCTCCTTCTTCTCCTTCTTGCCCTTCTTGGGCTTCTCGACCTCAATCTCCAGGTCAATCTCCTCAGCCTCAAGCTCAGCATCATCAGCTGGGATGCGCATCCCAACAGGAGGAGCAGGAGGAGCGAACTGAACCTTCAGGTCCACAGCCGCCGCAGCCTGGTTGAGCCACTCAGGAGACTCCTTCATAGCCTTGGCCTTGGCGTTCCACTCCTCGCGCTCATCGTCACTAAGAGCCTTCCAGATGATCGCAAGCTCCTTCGTCACATCCGTAGCTTTGATCTTCTCAGCACCCTCAGCCTCAAGGCGAGCCTTGACCTCAGCACGACGAGCCGTGTTGTGCATCAGGTAGCCAGAAGTGCGCTTGGCCTTGGAGTCAGGCTTGGCGATGTTGAGCTCAGCCATCTGCTTCTCAAGAATCTCAATGCGGACAACAAGGAGCTCGAGGGTCATCGCCATCTTTGTTGAGTAGTTTGTTGTTTGTTTGTTTGAGTGATACTAAATGAAAGATTGGGATTTATCATATTCAATTTTTTTTATACCTAACAAAAATTGAATAAAATGAGTTATTTATTTATCTTCTTCTTTTTCTTCCTCCAGTTGATGGTTTATTTTCTGGTTCTGGTTCTGGTGGTGGCGATGATGATTTATTTGCTTCTTTATTTTCGGGTTCTGTTTCTGGTTCTGGTTCTGGTTCTGGTGGTGGTGGTGGTGGTTCTGTTTCTTTTAGTAATGGTTGTACTATTGGTTTTTCTTTTTCTGCTTTTGCTTCTTTTGGTGGTGATTCTATGCTTGGTGTTTTAAAAAGTTCAGGTTTTCTGGGACTTTTTGAAAGACCTTTAGCTTTATCATCAGTTATCGGTGTTGCCATGTTTGCTTTTTTATTTGTTGGTGATTCACTCATCTATATATTATAATAATAAAAAATAAATTGAATAAATAAATAATAATATAATTCAACTAAATGAAATTAAACGAATATAATAATGTTGAATACTACCTCGGAGAGAACGCACAAGACAATTGGGATTTATTTGAGAAAAGCAAAGAAATCAATGAAAATTATATTTGGTTCCATCTTAATAGTTTTGCTTCCCCCTATGTTATCATGTATGCTACTATGGATGACGTTAAAACGATGAGAGAAAGTTATTTAAATTATGGAGCGAGTTTATGTTTAGAAAATAGTAAATATTCATATTTACGAGATACAAAAATAATTTATTGTGAATTGAAAAAACTAAAAAAGGGAAGTAAAGTGGGAGAGATTATAGTAAGTGGTAAGAAGAAATTAATAAAAGTAGTATAAATTAAAAAATATAATCATATTATAAATGGCTGACTACCAAGAACAGATAGAACTAAATATAAGTTTAGCAGAAAAAAGAAAAAACATAACTTATGATGGGTTAGATGAGGAAGATAATTTAAAACAGTTAATAAATGAATTAAGAGAGGTAGTACCAAAACTAGAGCCCCCTATCAGTTCGGCTGGTGAGAGGAGTACAGAGTGGTCACATGTTGTAAAGTTTCCAGACAGTCTTGAAGTTGAAGAAAAACGAGAGGCTTTATTTCCCACGAGGGATGGTAAGTTATTAGGTATATCTCCATCACATGATAATTTAATACTTTATCGTTACATATATTGCAAAATAAATCATTCGATACCAGTATATCCTTATAAAATTGATGGTATAACTATTACTGGACAAATCCATGAATTCACAGGGGATGACGATAAATCAAGAGGATTGATTATTGAGATGTCTTTAATAAGATATGAAGAGGATGGTGTAAGTATAATAGATGATTGGCAGATAGCATCAGATAAAGAAGAGAGGCAAAGGAATGAGCCGATGGGTGCTACCGCCGCCGCTACTGATTTGGGTAAACCTAAGAGAAAAGGAAGAATGACAGCAGAACAGCAAGAATCAGAACAATTAGCACAAAGGTTAGCAGGAAATGGTGGAATAGAAGATGATAGTGATGATGATTAAAAATATATTAAAATTATTTAAAAACTTATGAATAATTTTAATGTATGTTTGAAATTAATATTTTTTTAAATTAAAATTGAAAAAATATTAAAATTATTTAATGTAAATATAATAATGAAAGCTTCAGAAACAGAAGCTATAGAATATAAATTAAAAGATAATGTAGATTTATACATTGGTGATTCTTTAAATATATCAAAAAAACAAAAATTTAGAATGATTTATTTTGATCCACCTTTTAATTCGGATAGAGATTATAAACTGGATTGTTCAAGTGATTTGGGATTTTCAGATAAATGGAGTGATGAAAATTATGAAGAGTTTATAAGAAAACATATAGATGTATTATATGAACTTTTGGAAGAAGATGGAACATTATTTTTTCATATATCATCGATGTGTATGTATATTCCTGAAAAAATACTAAGAAATAAATTTAAATTAGTGGAACCAATATTTTGGAAGAAGTGTCGTTCAAAAAATAATGTAAAAACCAAATTAGGATCAGTGATTGATATAATTTGGAAATGTAATAAAAATAAGAATTATAAGTTTAATCTAGTAACACAAGAGAAAGATGCGACTTATTTAAAAAATTCATTTAAAAATGAAGATAAAAGAGGAAATTATTCATTGGGTCATTTGGTGACTGAAAATACAAAAATGGGTTATAAATATGAAATAAAAATAGAAGATAAAATTTTTAATCCAGCTTCAGGATGGAGAATAAAAGAAGAAGAGTTAAAAAAATTAATAGAAGATGATAGAGTTCATATTCCAATAAAAAAAGGTGGAAAATTATATAAAAAAATTTATTTAAAAGAAAATCCAGGAAAACCTTGTACGGATTTATGGGATGACATTCATTCAATATCACAAGGAAATGAAGAAAGAAAATATCCAACCGCAAAACCGATAAAATTATTGGAAAGACTAATAAGTATATCAACAGATGAAGGAGATAATGTATATGATCCGATGTGTGGTTCAGGAACTACAGCAAAAGCATCAAATAATTTAAATAGAAAATGTGTAATATATGATATAAATCCTGATGTAGTAGAAATTGTAAAATCAAGATTATTTTTTTAAATTTAAAATTGAAAAATATAAAAATTATTACATATTATAATTAATAATGGCGGTTCAAAAACCATTTATAAAATGGGTAGGTGGAAAAACTCAGTTATTAGATGTAATAAAAACAAAAATTCCATCTTCAATGAATAATTATCATGAAATATTTTTAGGAGGAGGGAGTGTATTGTTAATGATTTTATCAATGCAAAATGATGATAAGATAAAAATAATAAATAAAGTTTATGCTTATGATATAAATAAAAGTTTAATAAATGTGTATAAACATATTCAAACAAAGAAAGATGAACTATTTACACATATTACAAATTATATAACGACATATGATTCTTTGAAAGGAACAGTAATTAATAGGAATCCAAAACATTAGATGAAGCAAAAACATCAAAAGAAAGTTATTATTATTGGGTTCGTAGTATTTTCAATACTATGGATGAAAAAGATAGTGTAGAGTATTCAGCAATTTTCATGTTTTTGAATAAAACATGTTTTCGAGGAATGTACAGAGAAGGACCAAATGGATATAATGTTCCATATGGTCATTATAAAAAAACACCAACAATTATTACAAAAGAAGAATTAGATAATGTTAGTGAATTAATAAAGAATGTAGAATTTGTGCACAGTGATTTTAAAGAATCAATAAAAAATGTAGAAGAAGGTGATTTAGTATATTTAGACCCCCCTTATGCACCAGAAACAAAGAAATCATTTGTTGGTTATGTAAATGATGGCTTTGATTTAAACATGCATAAAAGTTTATTTGATGAAATATTGAAATTGGATGAAAAAAAAGTGAAGTTCTTAATGAGTAATTCAAGGGTAGATATGGTAATAGATAAATTCAAGGATTACAATTGTGAAGATATAATTGCGCGCAGGGCAATAAATTCTAAAAAGCCAGAGTCAACAACTACTGAGGTTCTGATTCATAATTAATTTGAGAGACCAAATCACTAAATTTGACATATTCAATGTGCATGGATTTGGCTAAGTCAAGGAATTTTTTTTTAGATGGACAAACTTCGCCAAATATTTTAGTATTTCCATAAGTAAGCTCATATTCTTGATATGCAACACAAATGATTTTGAGTGGTTTTCCATATAATTCAGGGATTTCACTATATTTGTACATCACACTAAGTACTTTCTCTCCTGCAGTCCCACTAGTAGTCCAATTTCTGGTCTTAACTTCATAAATATAGTTGTCGGTTTCCCAATCGGGGGAATATCCATTTTTGGTTTCTGGTTTTCTTGGATTCTCTCCAAGTTTTTTCAGAGTTTCAAACACAATGCCTTCACCCAATAGGGTTGTCCAATTGCCGTTGTCTTTTTGACCGATGATTTGGTTGCCCCATTCCTTTTCAGTTTTTTGTGCAAGGTCTCTTTGTTTACTAACTGTTAATTCGGGGGTTTTCTTAATATTGTATGTAAGTCCATTTTTGAATGGAGTAATTGCCCAAGAGACAATTTCTTTGTATGATTCGATAATGGTCATTGTTCTAGCAATTTTGGAGAGTGGTTTGTCCATGTATATATAAGAAAATATTTAATCAATTATATTTCTATATTTCATAAAAATAATTTAAAACCAATTTAAAGATAGTAAAAATATTAATATATAAAAATGTTAGGGACGTTATTAGTAAGTATTTTAATAACATTATCATCAGGATTTATTGTAGGAATTGGTAATCCTAATAAAGTGTGTTTTTATGTGAAGGAGGAGTGGTCTCCTTCGCACGTATTATCAAAAGTAAATATGAATGAAGTAACAGTAAATTTTAAGTCAGAGACATATGCGGAATATATGGCAATGAGAACAGGTTCAAATATAGAATCAGAAGAAATAGTTGAACCAAAAGAAGAAGAAACAAAAGTAGCAAGATATACGGATTATATGATGAATAGAAAATTAGTAGAAGATAGAAAAAGATTTTCACCGAGTGTATTACAAAAAATAGATCAACTACCACATACCAGAGGAGACGAAGGTGATAATTAATAATAATGCGATTTGAATTTGCGATTGATTTTTCATAAAAAAATATAAACAGGGTTTTAATGTATGCGTGAAATTTAATCCTCATCAATGACATGTTTCTCGTCGTTAAAATCAAGCAACCAACTTTTTTCAATAAAAGGGAGTTTTAATGCAGCAAGTCCATCATGAACATCAATACTATATGTTTGAATAGTAAAATGTGTTGTAAACCACTCCATGACAGGTTTAGCAATAATTTTTTTGGATTCAAATGATGGATTTCCGCTCCAAATACAATTATATAATATAATATTTTTTTCAGTATCTTGATAATATGGAAAGAAATGCATTCCTTGTTCGTTGCTTGCGACAAGAACATTATTAGGAAGTTTAGTGGGTTTAATAATTCCTTTATGTAATGTTCCATCGGTTAAAATAGTATTAATAGATACATATTTGAAAGGTATCTTATTAGTATTGTCCATGAGGGTTTTCTGAATTAATGGTTGTACATCTTTGTATGGAAATGAAGAATGCAATTGCAATGATATAGTAATAATTAAATGAATAATCGAAATAGTCATAGTGGATGATTGCTAGTAATCTCTCCAAAATATCAACTGAATCAATTTTTTTTTGCATAAAAAAATATATTAAAATTACTTAAAACTGATGATTTTTCAAAATTAAATTTATATTTATTATATAATGATAGCTAGAGAAAGAAGAAAAAAGAGAAAATCTGTGAAAAGAAGGTATTATGGAGGAAGAAAATACTGGGATGAAGTTCGTGAAGAATGGGTTGCTCCAAAATCAAGCAAGTATTCACTTTTAGAAGCCAAAGCATTTAACGATTTAGATGTGAAAAGAATAAATCCTAGAACTCGTAAAGACTATGAAAATATAAATAAAACTTACTATTATTTAAGCAATCAAAAAAAAGGAGAAGTATTACAAAATCTTTCTAATTCTATTAATCTTAGAAGAAAACGGGATCATGAAATGGGCCATGAACCAAAACACGTGCATTATACTGATGTATTTTTAACAGGTCTTGAAAAAGAATTAAGAGGGGTTCGTTATACACCAAAAAAATCCATAAAGAATGTTCCAAAAACACCAACAAAAATAAAAGATGGATCTACTCTTCATAAAGATTATACTTCTCGAAGAAAATTATTTGCTGAAGGAAAAAAAACAAGAAAAAGAAAAAAACAAAAAAGAAAGAAAACCAAAAGAAGATAAAAAATATATTAAAATCTCTCAATTGATAACTCAAAACTGACGATTTTTCAAAATTGAATTTATATTTTTTTAATTTTGAAATTGTGGCGGGAGAGAAGAGAAAAAAATATGTAAAAACTTGAGCTTAGTTTTAATGTATGCGTGAAATTTAATCGCGAGAATTATCTTTGTAAAAATCAAGCCATGTTATCCAATAATAACCATAACATTTATTTTTAGACTTACACGCCTTAGATATATTTCTACGTCCACATTCAAAACTAGTAATTTTATTTAATTTAATTAATTCTTTTGCAGCATTAATGCAACAAGTGTATTCAGATATAATATTTTTATCATCATCCATTTGTATAACAGTATCTTTTCTACATGGCGCTTTATTTAAATGATATTCATCTAAAATATCCTCATATTTTTTTATTAATTTATCTTTATCACTAATATTATCAAAACAATAATTACAATCTGATGTTTTAGATAAAACACTTAGTAATCTTGATATTGTAGGTCCTACTCCATCATATTTTGTTACTGATGGTATATATAATTTACCATTTTTTAGAAGTATTACATTTTCAAAATCTCCATTTAATATTATTTGATTTTTTATATATTCTAATGTTTTCATTAATTGGCTAGCATATGATTTTGGTTGTAATTCTAATAATTCTTCTATTAATTTTTTCTTTGATAAATAAACATTACTGGAACGAATATATTCAAGTTGCGATCTTAACCAGTTATCTAAATAATCTGCTATCAATCTCTCTTTATGACCATTATGTAGATTATTACTCCATAGATTTTTAATTTTATTATAATTTCTCATCCAATCATCATCAATTACAATAAAATTTAACTCAATCAATCTGCCATCATATTGTTTTAATAATTCATCATATTGTTTATATTTTGCTCTAAATGGTTCACTTTTATTGGGTGGTAAATTAGTATTATATTTGTGTAAATCTACCCATGGAATTCGTTGATTTGGTTCTAGTTCTTTAAATCTTTTTATAGTACTTAATAATTGAATAGTTAATTCATCATCCCATTGTATAGGTGTTTTATCCTTGGCGGTGATAATATTTCCTTGTAAATCAATCAAAGGGTTATTAATATGTGTTAGTCTATCTCTATTAAATTTTTTTCTATCACATCTAACCGGTATATTAACAGTTGATAAATTAATAGATAAATACATTCTATTATAAGTACCACTATGGTTTGGATTACTTTTAGAATTAGTGCATTTTTTTATTGATTGTGATATTTGAGTATAAAATCCTAAACTTTTTGCTAATTCAACAATATCTTCTGAAAGTTTAATACTTTTTTGAGATATTTCATATGAAGATTTACCTAGACTACCATCTGTATCTATTAATCCAGCTAATAATTGAGATCTAATTTCAAATGAATTTTTTAAATATATTTCTGGTATATGTTTATTACCTATTAGATTTAAATTTTTAAATTTATTTAAAACAGGATTTACTCTTTGTTTTGTACCTCTAATATGATATGATGATGTTGTATCATTTTCATATTCCATAATTGTAGTCTTTCTTTCTTTCATACCATCTTGTCGTATTCTGCAGTTTTCATTTTCTGCATATTTACACCATTCTTCAATAATAACTTTATCAATATTAGTTAAACTGGGCTTATCAGTATGTCCATCTCCTAACCAAACACCTAATATATATGGAGGAATAGGAACTTCTTGATATTCATATTCTTTTTTAGGCTGACAGTATCTAAAATTTTTAGTAATAAAATCATTGATTTCATTTAATTCAATATAAATTTCTTCTCCAAAATTATAAGATTTTAATTCATATTTTTTATATAATTCTGAAACTTGTTTATCTGAAGGATCAAATAAAGATTCACTGAGGTGTTCTTTAAAATCACAATAGTAACGAATGTTTACTTTTAAACCTTTTTTTAAATTTTTTTTAACTATGACAGGTGTGCAAATTTTTTTTATTGGAGTAATCAACATTTGTTACTATAGTTATATTATTAATTTTATATCAATTTTAAAAATATTTTTAATCGTTAAAAGGTATCATGTCCCTTACTAAATATTTTTAAATATTGCTTGGTAATTTTAAAATCTCTCGAAACATAACTCAAAACTATATAAAAATAAATTTGTAAATAATATTATGACTACATGTAGTATATGTTATGAAGAATTTTATGATAAAGATGATGAAGAAAAAGATTATTATGATCATGAATTAGATATAGATCTTAGTCTTGAATGTGAAACAGAAAATTGTGAATGTATAATTTGTCATAAATGTGAAATGAAATTATTAAGTGATCCGAAAGTAGATGACGAGTATATAAAATGTCCTATGTGTAGACAAACTTATTGGAAAAATTATTTTACTACAATGGTATTACAAAATATAAGATGGGAATGGCGTAAGAAAACAAAAACAAAATTAAATTGGAAAATAGAATATTTAAGAGAACAAAAAGAGAGAATAGATAAAGAACTTCAGGAATCATTAGAAAAATTAGCAATTTATGATTAAAAATAAGTGTCGCAATCTAAATATTTAATAAATATTTACATTACGATTTAAAGATTATGTGTGTTTATATATAAAATGACATTACAAACTTCAAATAAGCGTATTCTCTCTTTCTTTGAACAGCGTCCTGAGATGGATTTTGAATCAACAATACTAAAATTCATAGATATTATGGAATCTCTCAACGAAAATATGAATAAAACATTAACAAATACAACAGTAATGGAAATTTTAGACAATATTAAGTCTATGAGAAGTGATAATCAAGCAAATCTCTCAAAATATATGACAGAAATAAAGAGAGGATTAAATGAAGATATAAGAATGATAATGTCTAACAGCATGAATGAAAAATTAGAGCCAACATTGCGAGTAAAATTAAAAGAACAACAGACACAATTGGTAGATAATGTATCAGTAAGGATAGAAAAACTATTCGAAAGTAAAATTTCTGGTATAAAAGAAATAAATTCAGCAAATAAAGATATTCTCTCCGAGCAAAATAATACATTAAATGATTTATTAAAAAGATTTGAGAATTCAAGCAAGAAAGGTAAACTATCTGAGAACCTTTTATTCAATACATTATATGATATTTACCCTTGTGCGGAGATTACAGATGTTGGAAAGACAAAAGAAACAGGAGATATTATGTTAGGTCGTAAAAACAAGCAAACAATTTTGGTAGAAAACAAAGATTGGACAAGACCAATCGTGAATGCAGAGGTAGTAAAGTTTGTGAGAGATGTTGAAACACAAAAGTGTAATGGATTATTTCTCTCCCAGAATGTAGGTATATGTTCAAAAGACAATTTTGAAGTAAATATATTAGAAAACAATCTTGTAGTTGTGTACATACATAATGTAAACTATGATCCAGATAAAATAAGAACAGGAGTAGAGATAATTGATAATATTTCTGATATATTGAGAGAGATTGATGTATTAGAATATAATGAATCAGAACAATATACTATATCGAAGGAGATTACACAACATATAAATGCTGAATATCAAAATTATCTCTCACATAAAGAGAAGACAATCAAGATGGCGAGAGATTTTGTAGCAAATCTTATAAAACACGAAGAAGAATTTAACTTTATATCTCTTGAAAAGTATCTATCAACAAAATATAGTCCAACTAATAGCAAGAACACGTGCAAATATTGTGGATATGTTGGAAAAAAAGCAAACTCTTTATCAGCTCATCTTCGTGGATGTCAAAAATACAAAGATTTTATGAAAAAATCAAAAGATGGAGAGGAACAAGTATGTATTACTATCTCGTAATTATGTCATAGCTTCGCTATTAGCCATGTAATGGCGACATAATTAATTATTAATATTTAATGAGAAAAAAAAATGGTTTAAAACTATTTTGATGTTAGATTTATATAATATTGAGAGCATAAATGCTTACAATATTATATAATAATAAAAAATGATACAAAATATTATTCGCAAGTTAAATTTTTGTTAAATTTTTGATTTGCGATTAAATTTTTCTCTTAATTTTTCTTTTTTTTATTTAGATAATTTTTTTTTTCTGTAAATTTTTTTTTCTCATTAAATATTAATAATTAATTATGTCGCCATTACATGGCTAATAGCGAAG